CCGAGCAACATAGTCAGCCGTCTGGCTCCCATAATTCCTGGGGTCCGTGCCGCCAATATACTGTCTCACAGCCCCTTCCATGCTGCCTGTGCGCTGCATGCCTTCTTTCAGCAGCACTGCTGCGCCCTTGGCCTTATTAGCATCACTGCTCAGCGGATCAAAGCCGTACTTCTTCTGGATCAGGCCGCGCGTCGTAGGCGTGAACTGATACACGCTCTGCGCGCCAGCCGAGCTAACCTGCCCCTCGTTACTCCGCTCACCGCGCAGCCGAATACCGGCCAAGGCGCCTGCAGGCAAGCCCGCATCACGCTCGGCAACAGCCTCAATGCTGTCCCAGCGTGGGTCCTTATAGCTGGTCAACGGACCCTGTGGCGCAGCAGTCTTCGGCCCAGTAAATGCCGCAGCCTTCTTGCGCGCATCTCGGTCGATCGGCCGATCCGTGTAGGCTGAGAACATCTGCCCGATGGCACCAGGAATAGCGCCAATGGTTGCAGGCACGCCCTTTGCACGCTCCAGCATCTTGGCATCATCACCGTTGGCAAAGCTGCTGAGCAACCCGGCCACACCCTTGCGAAGGCCAGCAGTCATATCCGGCTCTTGATATCCCTGCGGCGCAAACGGGTTCAGCGGAATAACCGTGGTGTTTTCAGGCGTTTGCCCCTGCGTCCAGGCCATCTTGCCCATGCGCTGCTGATAGCCGAGCTGGCTTTCCCCCTGCTTCCGGGGGTTCATTGCCATAAGTTCTGCGAGCGTTGCCATCGCTTACTTCTTCCCGCCAAAGAGGCTGCCGAGCAGACTGCTGCCCAGCGTTGCCGCACCAGGTCCGCCCATTGGCATGCTGCCGATCATGCTCGCCGCACCCAGCACGCCCTGCATTACGTTGCCCAGGCCGCTGCTGCTTGTAGTCTGCGTGTTGGTGCCCTGGCTGTTCGTTGTGCCGTAGTTGCCGCTGAGCTGCGCCAGCAGGTTGCTTGCAATATCCAGGCCCGCAAACGGCTGCGTGTAGGCATACTGGTCCTTGGCCAGCGCATTGTTGATGCCCTGCTGCTCCTGCTGCACACCCAGCTGATTGGCCACGTCGAACAGGCTGCCAGCACCGCCCTGCTGCTTAATAATCTGGTCAAACAAAGCGGGCAGGCTATTCGTCTGGTTCAGCTGCATGGTGTTGTTGAACTTGGCAGCATCTAGCGCATTGCCCTGATCGGTCTGATAGCCCGTCAGCCTGCGCTGCTCCATATCGTTGTAATTCTGATAACCGATCTGTGCGGCCAGCCTCTGGGCTTGCTCTGCCGCCTCGCCGATCACCTGCCCTGGCACCACGCTCATGGCCCGATCGCCACTATACGCTCCGCTCTCAAGCGCGCTGCTGCGGATGCCAGGCATGGTCTGCTTGTTCAGCTGATCCCAGATCGGCGCGGTCGCTGCCTGCACGACAGGGTTGATGTCAAAGGCGGCACCAGGATTGTACGTTCCAGTGCTGACCGGGTTCATGCTGCTTAGGCCCATAGCCGCAGCCTGCAAAATCTTGCTCAGGTCCATGCTGCTTCCGGCTGCAGTCTTGTACGCATCTTGCGACTGGCCGGTTAACCCCGCATCCCCCTGCGCCACAAAGTCACCAGCATATCCAGCTTTGGGCAAGCTGTTGAGCGCCGTTGTCACCCGGCCGCTGACGTCCGAGATGCCGGGCATCGTCCAGCTAGGAGGTGCAACCGTCCGCGTCTCGTTGGTCTTGGTCTCGACCTTCTTCTTAGTGCCCATTGCTCATTCCCTCAACCTGCCAAGTCAACGTCCAGCTTTCGACCTGACCCCGCATGCGCATCATAGCCTTAGCCATTCGCTCGTCAAACACGGTTGTCTCTACCGTGTCACACATGAAGTCAGTCGCAAGCCTGTCAACCACGTCCCGCATGGCCTGGAGATAGCCATGAAAGCGTGAGGCGGTGAAGCTAGTCACCAGCATCCTGTTGCCTTGCTTGCACACAGCCAGCGTTCCGCCGTCCCAGCCATAGGCTTGCCAGTTGCCACTCAACAGCTTTTCAGCCACGTCCAACTCCGTCCAGCCTCCAGGCGCAGCCCCACGCACTAGGGAGTTAAACTCACTGTCACTTAGCTGTTGTGGGGGCAGCCAGCGCAGCATTACTGCTCGACAGTGCTAAGTTGCAAAATGTTGCTGCTAATATTTCCAAGCGCCTGACTGTCCGCCAACCTATAAATCGCCCCACGCGTAAGCCAGACATAAGCGTCATTTACAGCTCCGACAATCCAGGATGATGTGCGCGTCGAGCTGTTACCAACCCGATGCCTCCATGCAAACCGTCCCATAGGCTCAGGCCCAGTTGACATACCCAAAAACTCCCAGGCGCTGGTGCTAGTAACATCCTCAGTCCAAACCGCCAGAGCAGTAACAGGTCCATTAATGCGGAAGGCTTCCAGTGTATAGCTGGTACGATACACCATATGCTGTGCTGCAAATGGATCAGCTTCCTGCGGAGGATCGTTTTGGCTTCCCAAGTACTCAGCGCCAGTCGCCAAAATAGCTCCCCAACTCTGTGTAGAGGTCACGCTAATGGGACCACCTGCAGAAGCAAATGGCCCGAGTGGAAACTGTGTAGCACTTGCCAGCGTCGTACGGCCGCTATTGCTAATTACGCCTGCACTGAGCGTTCCACCAAAATAAGCACTGCCGTCTGTGCGTAGATACACCGTACCATTAGCTTCCGAGCAAGTGGTGACACTGGCTTGTGCCGGACCATACCACAGGAAAAATTGGTTGGTATTGCCAAAGCCATTACCAATGATTAGCTGCGAGCCGCCAACGGTAAATACAAACCTGCCACCTGCGACATTGATGATAGCGTCAAGCAAACCTGAGCTGAGCTTTCCAACGGTTAACTCAGCAACTTTGGCGCTGGTGATTTGAGCGTCGCCGATCTTGGCGTTGTTGATCGCAGCATCCTGGATAAGCGCTGTGGTGATCGCAGCATTATCAATCTGCGCCGTTCCAATAGCTGCATTGGCGATCAGCGCACGTCCGATGGCTGCTCCGCCAATATACGTGCTGATGTTGCCAGACGTAAGATAGCTCACCGCAGCCAAACTGCCAAACCCTGCCGTGCGGCTAATGTCCACAGCGCCGCTTATGCGCGAAGCAAAGTCCAGCAGCCCTGTGCTTTGTGCTGCAATGTCGATTACATTCTGCAGCGCCAGCGCGCCAAACCCGGTAGTGTTGCCTGGGGCAATTACGTTGAGCAGTGCCAGGGCACCAAGCCCGGTGATGCTATTGACACCGAGCGCTCCGATTACCTGCGTCGCAAGGTTGACCTTTGAGCCGCTGCCAAACGCCACCGACCCGTCAGGGTTATAAATGGTGATGTTCGTGCCTTCGATGCTGCCGTCCTTTAGCAGCGCCCAGCCAGCCTTAGTCGCAGGATTGTAGCTATAGCTGCTGATCACATTGCCAATCTTGGCATCCGTGATCGCAGCATCCTGGATATGCGCCACGCCCACAGCAAGATTAGCGATCTTCCCGCTCGTCACCGCTAGGTTTGCAATCTTGGTGTTGTTGACCGCCAAGTCTGCAATCTTGGCCTCTACGATCTGGGCCTCGCCAATCTTTGCAGTGACAATCGCTGCGTCGCCGATCTTAGCCGTGACCACAGCCAGGTCTTGCATCTTTGCAGTACCCACCGCAAGGTCTTTAATCTTAGCCTCGGTTACGGCTAGCGCCGCCAGCTTCTGCGTACCCACAGCCCCGTCAAATATCTTGTCGAACTCAACTGCACCATCACGGATTTTCTGCACAGTGATGGCAGCTTCAGCAATCTGCGAGGTGTCAATCTGAAACAGGTCAGCAGCGGTGGGTGGATCGAACGCAGGATTGCCAAGATAAAGCTCAGCCTCTTCTTGGCTAAGCCACACAGGCGAGTAGCCGTCGGGCACGTACTGCTGCGGAGGGATAACGATGCCATTGCTACTGCCAGCAACCACACGCGTGGGATCAACGTCAGCTTCCGCCAACGCTTGCACAAGCACCCTGGCATACTCTTGCCAGCTCTTGTAGTTGTCGGGATCAGGAAGAGCCATTAGTCCCGCTTCGTCCCTTCAATGCTGCCATAAAGCATGAACCCCTGGAGGTCCATAACCCAGGTGGCTGCTGTGCTCTGAAACTCGAGCTTCCAGTACACGCCATCAGCTGGCCAATCAGGGCCACGCTTATACGTTGTGCTGTTAGGCAAGACATTGACCCAGGGTCCAGTGGCCCACGGCCCGTCACTCTGCTGGCTGCTAAGCAACCTGAACTGCACATTGGCCGAGGCTTTCATCAGCAGCTCAACCTCATCCACGATAGCCGTCAGATGGCTATCGGTCAGTCCACTCTCGCTGTTGACCTGCATAAGCAACGGACGTGTACGCAGGGTCAGTGGTGCAGACAAGCCTGGATGATCCTGGTCCCGTTGCACCAGCCCGGTGCTTAAACCCATTACAGGTTTGTTGAACAGCCGCCGCTCGTCTTTGATGCTAAACGCCGGAATAGGGCTCCAGCCTCCGGTACGCGGATCGAAGCTCCAAGCCTCGTTGCACTCTAGACTGCCCAGCAGCGGAAAGCTGAACTCATAACAACCTGTATAGTCATTACGGCAGGCAGTGATCTTGCTTCCTTGGCTCCAATTTACATTATCTTGCAGATAGTCGTGCAAGTAACCCTCGTCTATGTACCGATAGCTCAGGCCATCAGTCCACCACACACCGCCGCGTCCCACGCCATAGTTGCTCTTACCGTCGCTGGCCACCGAGAACTTACCAATGGCCCCAATCCCATCCAGCGCCATACGCTGTCCGAAATAAAACGGAGCACCGACGTAGTTGACCAACGCCATTTGATCCTCAGCATAGACAGCCATGCTGCCACCGAGACTCACCGCTGTCTTAATCCTGGTGTCCATGTCATCAATAGTGAGCGAACCGGCAAGGTTCGTCTGGCTGGCAGTCCAGCTCTCAATATTGTCAGCATCCGACCAGCCTACGCGCGTCCCTCGCTCGCCATAGCCAAACGCCAGAATAAAGTTCTGACGCTTACGAAAGATCGCAACATTCTGCGGAGCATCACCAAACGTCGAGAAGCTGATATTAGGCTTGTGCAGCAGTGCTGGCCCTGTACTGCTGTTCACCAGCGTCCAGTCACCAAAATGCGTGAAGTCCACAAAGCCTGCAGGCTTCAACGAGTTCTCGTCCAGCTGCAAAGATGCGGCGAGGTTCAAATCCTCAGGCGCTGGGCCGTACCAGCGATAGAGCAAGCTGTCGTCGAAAGCTGCCCAGAGCCAACGCACGCCGTTGGTAGCTTGCTGCTGGCTTATGCCGCGCACTTTCCGTCCAGGAGCACTGAAGATAAGACTTGGCGGCACTCGCCGCTTCACCCGCCCCGCAGCAAAAGTGACATTGCTCGCCGCTTCCCACAGCAAAGAAAGCAGCGGATGCAAATCTGGCTGCAACCCGCTGCTCACCCTCTGAGGGTCCGCTGCAATGAAGATCGGTGCTCGACGCAGCATAGTCTACCCTTTTAGTGCAAGCCCCAGCTTGAACCGCTGCTGAACGCCAGCCGCTGCTTCTGCCTTGGTGATGACGCGATCCTTGTTCAGGTCCAGACCGCTGTTCTGTTTATACGCCAGCTGCCCATAGGCCCAGGGCATCGGCCAGCTCAGCGGCTTGCCGATGGCCTTCGGGAACAGGATGGCCATGTAAATGTCCTCCAGGCTCCAGGCCGTCAGGTCCTTACCAAAGGTGCGGAAGTAGTAATAGACGAAGCTGAGCTGCTGCACGTCGCTGAGCTGCGCAAGGGCCTCGTGCGTCGGTGCCAGCTTAGCCAGGTTCGGATACTGCTTGATCATGCCAGCATGCGTTGCGCGCATGAACTGTATCAGCCCAGTGCCGCTGCTACCTGCAGCATTGCGCACCTTGGCGCTGAACGTTCCGCCGGTCTCGAACGCCATGCAAGCCATCAGCTTGTTAGCATCCAAGCCCAGCTGCTCCTCGATCCAAAGCACGCCCTGCTTGAACTCCGCACTGACCTTCTGCCCGTAGATGATCGTGCGACCAGCAGCAGAAGCTACTACCGGCGCCTCTGCAACCTCGTCGAGGTCCAGCAGCAGATCATCCAGCTCTTCACGCAGGCTTTGCAGCCGCAGCTTTATGCCCGAAACATCCATGACGGAACCTCCACTTCGTCAAGCGTGTCTTCGATGCGCTCGAGGACTGCAGGTGAAGGATAGATAATGGCTTCAGTGATCTGCTGGGGTTCGTTATGCAGCGCAGCTGTTTTAGCCGTGCCGACGACCTTTGGAGCCTGCTCCTGACGCAAGCGACTGACCAGCGCCCACAAGTCGCCCATGCCGCCAATCAAGCTGACTACGGTTTGGCTTGCGGCTTCCAAATCCTCCGTCGCTACGTTTGCCACTAGGCCACTGAGCACCAGGGCCTTACACAACAGCGACACAGCGATCCCCACCGCTATGTTACTTTTGTACCAAGGAATTGCTTGCATCGTCTTGCTCCTTTAGTGTATAGTCAGCTTGTCCAGCAGCGCGCGCATCTCGGGATCGGCCTCCACGACTTCTGCTGGTGCAAAGGTCCGACGCAGCACGGTGCCCACCGCCCAAAACACGCTGGCTCCCTCCACCAATCTGGGCGAGGGAGCCATTGCCATGACACCTATGACCATCATCAGACTTGAGATCATCATATCAATCATCCTATTGACCTGTCCTGCGCTGCTCCTGCGCGGCTGCTTGCTGCACCAAGAAATCGAGCTTGGCCTCGTTACGCACGCCTCTCAGATTAAGATCGCGAAGCTCGGTGCTCCGCGCTGTGTTCTCGACCTCTAGCTTCGTCACCCGATCCACCGTGGTCTGTACGCGATTTGTTACCACTCCGCCCTGGTAGATAATACCAGCTATTGCCAACATAAAGCCCGCGTAGGGCAGCCAAGCTGGGCCACCAGTTCCTGGTGTGCCGCGACCTCTAGGTAGGTTCACCGAGGATACCTCTCCATGAGCCGATTATTGTCCGCCTGGTGCATGGTCATTTCCACGCCCTCCCACTCAAGCTCGTTGCTGAAGATCGCAATGCTCTGCAAATCCTGCCCCAGCATGCTGCTGAACGCTTGATACGCCTCCATCTTGCGAAGCTCCATGGCCAGGCGCACGCACGTATAGGTATGGATCAGGTCTTCCATGTCGGCCAGCATCCAGGCCTCGGTCGCCTCATCTATCTGCATGCTCTGGAAATAGATTTGCAACCTGGTGTCATGGCCGGTCACGAAGCTGGGCACAGCGTTGTTGATCTTCAGCAGCAAGCCCTGCACCCAGTAATGCGTTGCTAGGCCAACAGTGGTGTTCAACCCGCCGCTGACGGCATCTGCTCTCGTTGGCATCACAAAGCTCTCGCGCCGATGCAGCGGATCACTCCAGCTTGCAGGCACGTTTGCCTCATACTCCACCCAACGGACTTGCAACAGCCTCTTGTAGCTGGCGGGCATGCCAAAGCTGCTGGCGCCAGGCACCGCAGACAACTCGAGCATTTGAATACTTTTGGGAAAGTTGTAATCGCGCAGCAGGCGTTTCATAACCCTGCGCACAGCAGCCGGAATCGTGACAGCATCATAATCTGCACTGATCGCCAAGGCTTGCCGGATGCTGGGAACTAGCTCGGCAACAGTTGTAACCATGTTCTAGCTCCTTTCAGCAGTAGAAGGAGGCGGCGCTGCTTCCGACAACGCCGCCTCCAGCATCTCTCGCCAGAGATTAGTTATCCACTGCCGCCGACTTGAAGCCGCGCAGGAGGAAGTGGGTGATGCCGTGATGCACCTCGAGACCGCACTCGGTCAGGTACTCGTCGGTGCGGCCATCGGTGCCACGGTCCTGACGATCCTTGAGGTAGATCGTGTCCTGCACATAGCGATAGCGCAGGTTCTCGGTATCGAGGATCAGAAGGTCCTCCGCGAGGAATTGACCAGCCTGCCCGAACAGCGGATGCTCGGTCAGAACCAGCGTGCCGGCCGGAGTACGGAAACGGGTAACGTCCATCCCGTACTCCTTGCCACCCGGCTCCCACTGGTAGCTGGTGTTCTTGCGGACGATCTGGTTGAGGATCGTCATGGTCTTGACGCTGCCCCAAGCCAGCTTCTCCTTGCTGCCGTAAGCGAAGATGGCGGCGAAGTAGCTTTCCAGCTCATCCATGTCGACACCGCCGGCAGTCACAGTCAGCATGTTGCTGGCCGGGATGAAGCTGAGGAGCCCGTCCGTGAAGCGGAGCGGCTGACCGGCTTCCAGCGTCTCGTAACGCTGGCCGAGGAACATCGCGCGCTCGATGCCCATGGCATGCTTGTGCAGCGCACGACGCTTATCTTCCGCCTCGGGGTTGCCGGTGATGTACGTCGTCTGCATCGCAGTCCGAGTCCACTCGATGGGATCACGGAAAATCTGCGTCACGTTGTCCTTCTGCGAAGGATTGTAGCTGACGCCGATCGAGCGCGGCGCGCCCTCGCGATAGGCCGACCCGATGTAGAGCATCTTGCCATTGGCCGCAGTGGCCGCTGCCGCGGTGCCGGCTGCCTTACCCGCTGCGCCGACTGCGCGCTGCACGGTGATGCTGGTGTCCGACACGATGCTGACGATGCGCATGGCCTCGAGCGTTGCGCTGACAAGCAGCATGTCCCCAGGCTTCAGCTTGGTGGCGCCGGTGCCGAGCACGTTGTCGATCGGGATCGTCGTCACAGCGTTGCTGATGTCTGCGCCCAGCTGGAAGCCGAACATCTGCGCATCTTCTTCCCACCACTTGAAGTTGGGGTCGGAGGTCTTTTCGCTCTTCATCATGCTGGTGAGAGCGAAAAGAGGCGCATTGCTGCGGGGCGACCGACGCAGGATACCTGCGCGGAAGTTCTTGGGTCGTTCGTCAACACCGAAATCTGCGGTGCTCTTCATGCCTGGAAGTGCCATCGTCCTGTCGTCCTATGTTGTAGGCGAGCAGCTAGTTGTCGAAACCGCCGCCGCCCATGATGTCGGCAATTTGATCCTCGATGCTTTCGGCAGTCTGTCCACCCTGCTGTTGACGAGTTCCTGCAGCCACAAAAGCGGCTGGACGAGCGGCGGGGGTAGGCGCTGAAGCGGGCGTAGCAGGGGCAGCCGGAGCTGCAATTCCTGCCAAAGCTGCTATCTTTGCCTGTGCCCGAGCAGCCATTGCTGCCCGATAGTTTTGGTCCCATGCAGCGTTCGGCTGCTCAGCACTTAACTCTCGCGCTGCCTCGACTACAATAGTCTTGGCGAGCGGGTTGTTGAGTGCCGGGAACTCCCCGTAGAACTCATCCTGCATGGCCTTGGCTGTTTGGGCCTCAGTCTGCTGTGCAGTTTCCTGCTGGCGGCGCTCATCGCGCTGCTGCAAGGTCGTCTTCAGCGTGGTTTCGTATTCCGCTTTCACGCGCGTATGGATCGTGGATGCCAGCCCTCGGACCAGCACGTTCATGGCCGAAGCGGCCTGTGCTGCATCTTCCGAGAAGATGGCGCTGGTCAGCTGTTCCGGGAGCACAAGCTCGTCATAAGACACCGGGACGACAGTCTCCGGCTTAGCAGGTTCCTGGGCGGCTGGGGTTGGGGCTGCAGGAGCGGCAGCAGGTGCTGCTGAACGCGCCATAAGCTGGTCGAACTGCTCTTGGGTCAGTACAACCTGACCGGGAGCAGGTGCAGCGGGTGCTGCTGGGGTCGGAGCAGGTGCCGGCGCAGCAGGTGCGGGTTGCACCACAGGAGCTGCGGGTGCCGGTTCTGCGCCCACCTGGGGCGAAGGAGCTTCCAGAGGCCCATCGAGCGTCTGTGCGGCTGGTACGGGAGCGGAGGAAGGAGCATCAACCCCCGCTCCCGGCTGCGCTGCAGGTTCGGTGGGGGCACCTTGGCCTGCAGCAGCAACTTCGGCAGGAAGCTCGAAGACGGATGCCATCTGAGCTTCTTGATCTGCGATAGTTTCCGGCGAGAAATCAACCATTCGAGTTATCCTTTGCTCCTTCCGCTGCTTGCGCAACGTGGCTCTGTTCTAACAGCGTATCCCGCAAGAGATCAATGCCTTGCGCGCGTCCTTGTAACACGGACGCCTGGGCCACTGCGCTTGGCGAGTTAAGCGGCGTGTTGGAGAGCGACACAAAGATTGCCTGCCGTGAACCGAGCATGAGGCTAAGCAGCGCACCCATGCCTGGGTGTCCAAGGAGCTTCAACAGCTCCACGCGCTCTACATCGTCCAGCTCAGCTTTTGGCGGCTGGCTCTCTAGCCAGGCTTGCGCGCTTGAATAGTCTGTCATGAGGTGCTCCTATTTGAGAATGTACCACATTTCGTTGAACGGAATGTAACACATAGCTGTTGTCTAGCCGCTGAAGCTGCTTCCAAGCATCAGAGGCCCTGCGGGTGCGGCAGGTCCGATCGGCACAAGGTTCGGGTCCTGGCTGGGATCGGCCATCGCACCTGCTTGCATTGGCGGCTGCTGTTGCTTGCGGAACGCATCAATGTTCTTTGCTCCGCCCAACACCGCAGTCTCCCCGAAGATTTTACCGATGTCGAACTGTTGGCGCAGCTCAGGGTCCTGCGCTACGCCCATCATGATCTCTTTCCAGACCTCGACCAGCGCCATCTTGTCGAACGGCAGCGTGCCATCGCTGACTTGATAGTTGAAGCTGCCGCAGAGCATGTCCGGCGTCAGCAGTTGACTTTGCTGCTTCTCATCACCGCTCACTTCCGCCCACATCTCATCAGGCATGAACTGCTGCGTGTTGCTGATCATCTGCTCGACCATGGGATGATACCCCTGAGCGCTGATGCGCACAGCATGCTGACTCAGCCGTCCGCCACCATTCTGCATAGCAATACGGGCCTCCGTCGCCGACCTGCGCCCACCAGCCGTCTGGATGCCGCGCATGTTGTCGTTAACACCTGTGATCGTATCCGCCAGTACGCGCATGTTCTGCATGTCACTCAGATGCCCCATGGTCACGTCCTGCACCATAAGCTGCATGATCGCATCTTTGACCGGCATGCCCATAGCCGTCTGCTTCAGCCGAATGATGCGGCCGATCGCACTGCTTCTGATGTCGCCCACGTCAATCCTCGCAGGGTCCACAGCAAAGCTGTTCTGTATGCTGCTGCGCACGTTTTCCATGCGCGAGCTAACAAGCCAGCTGAGGATGTCCTGGAAGTTGCCGATCATGTCGCTCATGCTCAGCGACATAAAGTCGTGCCCGAAGGTCGTAGGCTCAGGCGCAATGTACGGATGCTGATTGTGGATCATGCCAAGCGGTTCAGCCTGCATGATCTGCCCGCCTTCAAACCAGCTGAACTTCCACAGCGCGCTATCCTCTTCGCTGCCCAAGCCCCATTCCTTGGGCACCAGCCGAACGGTGCCTTCCGCAAGCAAGTGAAAACCTGTGACGTTGACAGGCTTGTTCTCGATGCTGACGCCTTGACCGATCCGCACACGCCTGTTGCTGTCGCCAACAACCTGATTGCGTTGGCCGCTCTTGACCCACTTGATGCCCTCTTCGACCCAGCTCAGCTGATTGCCGCGCGCCATGTCCTTCAGCACCGTTTCGCTGATCGACATCTCGCTGAACATGAAGTCGCCGCGCACGTTGCACTGGTGGATCGGCACGCGCGGGTCAGGGAAGAAGCTGTACGGATCGACCGCCGAGACCACGTTGCCTGCGAAGGTCGTCGAGGTCATCAGCTCCCGGCGTCCGCCAGTCCAGCGAATGGCTTGTCCAGTACGCTCCTCCCAGGTAATCCGCGCTGGACCAAACCCGTAGTTGAGGCTGTCCCAGATGCCTTGCCACAGCGTCTCATATGCGCGGCTTGCGTCCAGCTGGCTCTGGATCGCAGTCTCCATATAGCGGCTGGCATCTGCCTGAGTGCCCCGCGTTGCCAGCAGCGGAAAGATGGGCTTGCGGCCCAAGAGCACGGTTGCGATGAAGGTGGCAGCTGCATGCAAGGTGGCATAGCTGTACGGCACGATGACCTTGAAGGGCTCAGGCGGGCTGGCCCCCTTCTGCTGCAAGTTGTTGACCACTGCCTCGTAGTCGTTCAGATACGTGTAGGCCTGCACCTTCTGCTCGTTGAGGTTCCACCTGTTATAGTGGTTGCTCATCTTCCCCTTGCTGAAGCGCAGCATGGCGTCCAGCTTGCCTCGCACGGTGTTATGCAGGTCAGAGCCGGGCTTGAGACGGTCGATCGCGGGGGTCGGCGGCTTGGGCGGTTCGGACCCGCCGAACATGTCGGATAGGGCACCGGGAAGGGGGGTAGTGGGCACCGTGGCGGGCGATCCTAGGCCGGGAGTAGGGACCGGCCCCGCCATCGTCCCCATCGCCCCACCGGCCCCCACGGACGGCCCGCTAGGTGCCATTGCGCTCAGGTCGCCACCCTCAAACGGATTAAATGCCATCAGCCTGTTATCCATATCTGCCAGAGGCCAGAGGAGACGCAGCCCCTCCCACAATGTAGTTCCCTACCATTTGGTACGAGTCAGGCAATGCCGCCGCAACCGGGGCGTAGTCCCCAAGGTCTCGCCGCTCCTCGGGAATGCTCAGCATCTGCGTCTCACCAAGAAGCGTCAGGGCCATAGCTGCGGCGTCAGGATAATCCTTCTTGCCGTTTGGCCAGTCGGCTAAGTTGCCCTCGAGCCCCGGTAGCGGCCGCAGATGCCTGATGACGCCAGCCTGGTAACGCGGGCTAAGCATGCCGACAATGCGCACCTCCTTCTTGGTATCCGTTCCCTGCGTAATGGCAGTGATCGGGAAGAAGTAACCCTTGCGCCCCATTTCCTCCTTCATCAGGAAGATCAGCGATGCTTGGTACGCCACAGCTTCAATGCCATTATGCGTGGTCTGCCATTTCCTGTGCATGTCAAAGAAAGCATCTATTTTGTCTCTAGGCGTCTTGCCTACTCCTCCCCACTCGTCGAGGAACCAGATAGCGCCGTCAGTTGCTCGGCGACCTGCGACAACGATGGTGGCATGGTCCGCTCCAGCTTTAGCGCTGATTGCAGGGTCGAGCGCCTGCGCGACGTGGACAAGATCGCTCCGCGAAGTAGGCTGGTAGATGAACTGCGACGGGAAGATGGCATCGTCAGTCACCCTGATGGAGGAGTCGATCTCACGAGTGAAGAAGCTGAGCTTGCCGATGCTCCTATGGCGCTCGCGGTTGGCCTTGTACTTGGCATAGGGCATCTTGTACGCCCAGAGCATCTGCTGGTCATCCTCGTCCAGCAGATTGAGCTTCGCGCCAAACTTCACAGTGTTAAATTTTGGGTCCTTGTTCAGCGTCATCATCAGGCACTCGACACCCAAGAGCGTGCCAAGGTTGGTGATCTGCAGGGGCTGCTGCGCCCATTCCTCGCCAATCGCCCCATCCATATCCTGGCCCGCTTTTTCCACAGCACTGTAGAACCAGTTCTCGGTCTTCGTGCGTTCGGTGGGCGAGTCAGCCGTATCGTCATCCTCCACATCATCCAGGATTATGCGGTTCGGTCGTCTGGCATCGAAGTTAAGGCCTCGGACCTGCCCACCCCGTCCTCGAGCCACAAGAATAGCCCCGTTCTTCAGCTGCAGCTGGTCGCTTTGCCACTTCTCGACATCGCTGCGAGTAGGTACAACATTCCCGTAAGCTGCGCGAAGAAGCTGGTTCCCTTCAAGCTGCATACGAATGTTTCCGAGCTGCGTCTCGCTATGAGGGCTAGACTTGGAGATATAGACGCAGAAGATCGTGCCATCAGTTATGACCTCGTACAGGTTTGCAGCATTAAGCAGCGTGGTCTTCGAGAAGCCCCTGGGTACAATGATGTTGTTATGGTCTCCTGCAACCAGCGCAATGCGCCCGTCAGCCGCTTTGACAAACGCATTGATCGGCGGCAGCTGATGGCCCGTCAGCGGGTCCTTCTCAGGATTTTGATAAACGAAGTAGCTGAGCAAGAAATCGTGCGCGTACTCGTACTCCGTCAGAAACTGCACCTTGCGCGTAATCAGCGCCAACAAGCCCAGGTGGAACGGCGGCATCTGGCTTGGGAACCAGTGACTGAGAAAGAAGCGGCAGAAATAAGCTGGGTCCCAGCTGCTACGCTCCACCGCTTGCTTCAGCAGCTCATTGTCTTGCGCCTTGCTCATGGCACGAGCAACGTAGGCGTAGGATCGCTGGCCAGCCAGCCGAGGGGCAGCAGCAGCCCGGCCATGCTCTTGATCGGCTCATGCTTCAGGCCCCGCACATTGCCCACCAACATCAGCGGAAACGTGCGCACGCCGAAGGCTGAGCTAACAATGGGCAGATACTCGTCGAGCAGCTTTCTATCTCGGCCGCTCTCCCAGTTCTTCTTTACCTCGATCACAAGGGCAATCTTCCTGTCAGCTTGAACAAGAACCGCATCAGGCGAACGCAGCTTCGCTTTTCCCGCTGTGTGGAACCAGGGCTCAACATACAACTTCCATTCGGGCAGGGACAAAGCACAATGAAGTTTGAGCAGCTTGTAGATGCGCCGATGGTATCGGATACCTGCTTCGATGGCACTGTTCGTCGCCTTCTTAGTGTTGGTACTCGCGCCCATCAGGGCCTTCTCGCTATGATACCACTGCTCAGCGCTACGCATCCTTGGGCGCCTCGAGCACGCGCTGCTTAGCTTGCTCAAGCGGAATGAGCAGCTCTCGGCTACCTGCACGCGCCTTCTGATTGAGCTCCTGGATGCGCGCATGGTCGATCAGGTGATGTTCCTCGACCACCTTGCTGGTGCTCTGCGGACCGTGGCCGCTGCGGTCCAGGCCCAGCTTCGCAATGCCGATCAGCTCGTTGACATCTTCGATGCTGTCGATCTTGTCGCTGAGCTTTTCAAGCGCTCGACCGCCGACCGTCCGCAGCCGTTCACCGATGACCTGCGCTGCACTGCCGTGCTGCAGCCGATACATTTCGATCAGCTCTTTCATAGCAGGATTGTTCAGCAACACACTAAGATACGGTGCTGTGTAGCCTGTGATCGTGGCGACCAGCTCCTGCTGCAAGCCCTGAGCCAGCAGCCGCGCAACGCTGTGGTGCTTCTCTTTGATCTTCTTCAGGTTGCCGGGGTCGTCCAGCTCCTGAATAGCTGCACTTGGCATCGGCGCATGCTCGTCCCCAGCCTCTTGCCCCCCACCGAGCAAGCTGGCCAGGTCTTCTGCCTCCAAAATGCCCTCAACCGTACAGGTGACAATAGTGCCGATCGGCCCCACCGCGTCCAGGTCTAGGTTATGCAGCCCGCTCATGTCTTGCTCCTTTACTCCGCCACTTTGCCCAGACCCGGTAAAGTTGTCAAGCCTTTTGTTTGCGCCCCTAGTGCCCGGCAACAGCTTAGCCCCTGCAAAGTCTGGCTCTGCAGGGGCGCTGCTTGTATTTAGTACCTCGAAGCTGCTCCCGCCTTTACGTCCAGCAGTGCCTGAAGGCCGTAAGCCGGGTCCTCGCCCTGGTAGGACTGCAGCCCCCACTGGTAGACGAAGAAGGGATTGCCCTCAGTGTCGCCATACTGCATGTAGAGGTCGCCGTAGTTCACCTTCCAGTAGTTAAGATGCGCGTACATCATCTTATAGTAGCTGATGCTGGTGCGGAAGGCCAGGATTTCACCAGGACTCAGCGCCGACTTGTCGACGTTCTGGAAGGCAAAGTCTGCCGCACCCTCGTAGCATATGCATCTGTGCCCGTTGGCCTTTGCCCGAGTAAAGGTACCCGAGAGGTTCTGCAGGATTTGCACGCTGCGCGGAACATAGATGGTTTCCAGCGAGGCTGGCAGCTTATTCGGTAGCGCCAGGATTTCAGCCTTCGTGCACTGAATGTACGGAGCAACGGCGATAGCGTGAATGTTGCTCGGGCCGATCTGCGAGATAGCCATGTCATAGCTGCCCCCGCCCAGCGACGTAGCCATTACAAAAACAATGCGCCCGTTCCAGTTAGGTGCAGTGGCCTTGATGCAGTTAGCCATGCGATTGTACTGGAACGCATGCTCTTTGTATCCCTGCTCGACGCCACCGTTGCCGTCACCCAGCTCTGTTTCGCCTGTGCGCGCAGCATACCTTGCACGATCCTGCCGGAACACGCTAAAGCCTGCGTTCCAAGTTTCGTTGCTGCGCTCGAAGTACCACTTGAGCCCGAGCGACAAACCATTACTCCAGGGCTTGCCTTGCGACAGGTTTGCGCCCGTTGTGATGGCAATGGTGAGCTGCTCGACATAGTCGTTTGTCGCATTGGCTGGGATAGGCATCCACATATCGCGCCCTGTAGCGTTACAGAACTCGATGCAGAACTCGATCGCCATGCCGTCCAGGCCAGGATACACCTTGTCAGGCGTGGTTCGCATAGCCCACGTAAGCTCGGTGTTGTTGTTGTTAATGAACCTCACATCCATGAAGCGCGCAGCACCATTGTACCCGTTCGCGGGCTGGTGCATGTTAAGGTAGCTGGGCGCCCAGCTGGAGTTGCGATCCTCACCAAAGGTGTAGAGCTTGATGTTCTTGGGGTAGTTCACGCTGGTAGGATTGAGCACCATCGAAGCGCGCGGCAGGTTGTTGAAGTCCACAGTGACGTTGCGCGAGAAGCTCTCGTTCCAGCTAATTACGTTGGGGCTCTCAACGGTGAGGTTGGTTAGCCCTGGCACACTAAGCGTTGCCAAGGTGCCGTCGCCTTCCCAGGTAAGGACGCGCTTTGTCCCCTCCCCGTCGCCGAGGCCGATGTACTTCTTGATGCCGCTGACCGTTGGATAGCCTTGAGCATCCAACTCGCCCGCAGTCAGCGCTGAGTTGTCCGACGCATGGAACACTCCATCCTGCGTGACCCTGTAACCATTGGCGATGCGCCTGAACTGTGTGGACGAGTCCACATTCATCAGATTGGCGCCGAACGCCGGGAGAGCAGCGGGCATATCAAGCGTCACTGGCACGCTATAGCCAGACTCCACGTTGTTGATGATCTCGTATAGGCGGGCAACGACTTTGGTGCCGAACTGCGCAGAGGTGTACGTGGAAGCGGCTACAGCCCTCAACTTAGTCGGCGTCAGCTGTGTCACGGTGGCAGGTAGCTTCGCGCTGAGCGGCGTGCCGTCGACCTGAAACAACTGCATGTTGTAGCCAGTGTGGTTCGGGCCTGTGTAGTTGAACTCGACCGCAGGACGGAAGCTGTTATCCAGCGAGGAGGCAGTCACAGAGATCGCCACTGCATTGCCTTGCGCGCGCAAATTGCTCAGGTTTGAACCTAGCGCCGTGCCGCTGATGTCGCCGTGCATCGACACGAAAGTGCCTGCTGAGGCAAACTGCGCAGCGAAGCGCGAGTTCATGTCAGACGCACTGTTGCTGATGAGGACTGTGCCGTCACTTACGCGCGAGGCAGATAGCGACTTATCGACGCCTATGGTGATGATGCAAGGCGTGCCAGCCGTCGGGGTAAACGCATAAGCGATCGTCCTGCTGGCAGTGGTTTCTACTCCATCCGTCCAGCGCGCAAGCGATACCTGAGTGCCGCCAAAGCGTATCTTAATAGCGTTGCCGGTCGGCGGCCATAGCTGTGCGCCGTCAGTCCGCAGCATCAAGATGTCGAACGTGTTGCCGTTTCCTGTAGGCCAGTCGAACAGGAATGATTGAGCGACACTCTCCGTGTCATAGGGGAAGAAGTTCTTGCCTGAGCGCAAACCGCTGATCTTTGGCACAGGGCCATCAAGAATAGTGATCGCTCCAGGCAACACTACTCCCGCACGCAAACGCGACAGCGCCTGACCGCGCGCACGAGGACCAACGAAACTCATACGAAATACTCCAAGATGATGCCGCCGTTGCCGGCCGCTGCTCCGGTAGCGTTGATGCCGCCGCCCGAACCGGCACCAAAGCCTGTGACCACGCCGCCGGGACTTGTGCCCTGCCGACTACCGCCGCCCGAGCCCGAGCCTGGACCCCGCTTGGTGCCCCCATCCAGCGCATAGATGCCGTCCGTGGAGCCAGCACCACCTGAGCCCCCAGCAACATCGCCAGCACCAGAACCGCCGCCACCATTCGAGCCCGCGTTGCCGTTCGCGACTCCTGCTTGTGAAGCGCCTCCGCCTGTCCCTAAGCGGTTATTACCGCCTGCGCCGGGGTTGGCGACGTTGCCAGCTGAACCGTTTGTGCCGCCGTTTGTACCACCTCCGCCACCTGCACCCGCACCGCTTGAGGCTCCGCCGCTTCCGCCGTTTCCGTTTGGGCCCGCTGCCGCGCCACCGCCGCAACCTGGTCGACCGATCGCGCTGGTGAACCCGCCCGCACCGCCGCTGAACACCACGTCGCCCACCGACGATGCAGCTAGCCCCGCAACGCCGCCAACAGTCGTGCTGTTGGTTCCATTCAGCCCTGCCTTAGCCAGCACTGTCGCCGTGCTATCGAACCAGCTGTCTAGACCTGAACCCTCAGCGCCAATCTGATAAGCGACCGTTTGGCCCGCTGCCGCAAGAAAGACAGTTTTTTGCGCATAGGCACCACCCCCACCGCCCGCATAGGCGAGGTTAGTTGCCGTGCTGGTGAAGCCCCGTCCCCCAGGCCCATGCACATGTATCTTGCCTGTGCCCGGCCAGTCTGCGGGCATGACGAAGCTGGTCGCCCCAAGCGGCACCTCCACGAAACGCGTGGTCGGCACCCGAGGCTTGCTCATCAGCTGGTTGCGTCGCGCGCCCGCCCGCAACACTGGCTTAGTCCCGGAAGACTTCGAGGCGCACGCTGTACGTCGCGCCCGAGGTAACAGTGATGGCACTGCGTGCTTCGAGCAAGCCGTAAATGAGCTTGCTGCCGGCAACAACCGGATTGGTCGTGGCAGACAGCGTGTGGAAGTTGATCTCGCCGCCCAAGCGGGGAACAGCAATGCCGCCGACGCCATCGGAGAACAAGCTGTCGAGCGTGCCCTCGAGCGCACCCATGTAGAGCGCCGTTAGGCCGTTGACCGAGAACGCCCCGCTGTCCCCATTCGCAACCACCGGCGAGTTACGGAACAGATGCAGCCGCACAGCTGCGTTGATATCCGTCAGAGCTGAGGAGAAAATGCGTGCTCGGCGGATGCTGCCGGTGCCGCCCTCGACGCGCGCCACCTCGAAGTTCATCGGCACGACGCTGCCAGCAGTTGCCGAGTTGGCAATCAGATCGCCAGCCGCATAGTTGTTCGTATCTGCTGGCCGCTGATAGGGCGAAGGCAGCTGCGGCACGACTGCGGACAGGCCGACAACCGCAGCAGGCGTTGCGTCTTGCAGCGCCGCCTTGATTGCAACCAGTTCATTCTTCTCCGCGAGATAGAGGGCCTGCATTTCTTGCGCTGTGAGCAGGTCTACGCCGGCGACGGGGCTCCAAGTCATATCATTGCACTCCAATAAGACCCGAGTTGGGCGAGGGTCGGTCCAGTATCGTCGTTGGTAATCGTACCTGAGGTAACAACAGTGTTCAGTCCGGCTGCTGTGACCGTCAGCGTGACTCCCTCATCGGGCTCCACAAACGTATCGCCGGACACCAGGGCAATGATGCTCTTGCTGGTTTCGCCTGGGGCAAAGGTGCCGCTGCCCGCAGGCAACGTGCCGCCAAAGTCTGCAGCATCGGCCGTACCTGTGATGGCCCAGCTATACGCATAGCTTGCTGACGACCCGTTGCGCGTCAGGGTCAGGGTCCAGGCCAGCGCCGTGGTGCCGCTGTTGCCCTCACCAATGACCTGCGCCTGGGAGATCGACAGCGACGGGGCCACAAGATCATCATTCGTGATCTCGCCGGTTGCCGCCGCATTGCCCAGCACGCAGATGCCAGGCACGCTGATAGTAACCGTGAAGCCCTCAGTTAGCTCGGCACCGACATCAGGCTGAATCGGGATAATGATGTTCTTCGAGATCACGTTGATGCCGAAGATGATCGAGCCGCTGGGGAAGACGTTGCCCACGAAGTCCGAGGCGCTAGCTGGGTTCAGCCCTGAGGGCGTAACTTGGTAGTCAACCTGGTCCAGGCGGGTCAGCGCCGCAGTCCTGCTAACAGGAAAGTTGATGTTGGTCGTGCCGCTGTCGCCCTCTACCGCACTTTGAGCTGTGGGCGCTAGGGAGATAACAGGCACCAAGGCGTCCAGGCGTGCATTGAACTCGGCTGCAAGGACGCTTACGGGGCGATTATAGTTGACTGCCATGCTATCGCTCCTCAGACGCCCACGGCCGTCAGGCGCATGTCAAGCGCGTCGAACAGCCCGGCAAAGCCTTGCACCTCGGAGGCCAGCACGTTGCTGCTTGCCAGGGTGTCGTTTACTGTGACGTCAGCTCGCGTCACAGGCAGGCTGACAGGTTGCGAAAACCTGTAGCGCCCGAAACGTAGCTTCAGCCCCAGGTTCATGCGAGCGGCCCAACCATCAGCTTCCAGTCAACAGCTAAGCTGCGATCGGGCAGCATAAAGTCCAGCTGCTGCCCGGTGCCCAGCACAATGCTCTTGACATCCGCGCTGCTTGCTGCGGTGGGGTCGTCCAGCGCGTTGATACGCACTGCGCAGGGATCAGCAAAGTTCGTGATCGTGTACAGCGTGCTGCCCTTGGCGAGCAACACCGTGGCCGCCGCTGCGACTCGGTCCACGCGGACAGGAGGCATTTCGACCAGCTGGCCGCGCTGTCCCGGTGCGCGTCCAAGGCCCACAAACTGGGCTAGCTGAACACTGATTGCCATGTGCAGGCTCCAAAGTCTTTGCGCCTTCTGGCGCGTGTAGGCTGACCTTAGCCAGTGTATGGCGACTGGGCAACGGGGCGCTTGACGCCGTGTGGCACTGCTTTGGCAGCTCCAGGCTGTTGTGCTGTTTGCAGGCTCGGTGGCTGCACGTAGGCTGAAATCTTGTGGGGAAATCCGCGCTTGTGCCTCCGAGGGGGCACGGCATCGCGCAGGGGAGGAAGGGGGGTAGGAGGCATGGGTGCCCTAGCTGAGCAACACACCATGCGATGTTATAACCTCACGCATGTTGTGCAGGTGCGAACGCTTACGCATGCTCTAGACGCAAGCAACGCATGCAATCTGAGCACGCATGTTTCTGCATTTAGGTATTGCAAGTGGTACACTTTGAGCCCACATAGGGGGTGCGGCAAGGGAATGGCCCCGAGTCGCAAAGCAAAGGCAAAGCACATGTTTGAAGTCACCATTTCGCTGCCCGCAACGATCACCGTCCCCTTGGGCGATACGGGGAAGTCGACCGAGGTTGCGATCCAGTCGATTGCCCGCAATCCTGACGTGCTTCGCTTCGCACTGCTTAACGGGTTCATGGGCGCGCTGAACAACATCAGCCGCGGCAAGGACGAAGCCAGCGGCAAGCCGAACAGCGACGACGTCTGGGCCGCAGCCCGCGCTAAGAAGGTCGACACGTGGCTTGCGGGCGAGTGGGCAGCACGCGCATCGGGCGGCGAGCGCCAGAGCAGCATGATCCGTGAAGCCTATGTTGACTTTGTCAAGCGCGAGACCAAGGCGACGCAGGGGCAAGTGGATGCGAGTATTAAGGCTCTTGTGGTCGAGATGTTCGGCAAGGATGAGAGCGCCACGTTTGCCCGGTTCATGGATGCCTGGGCGCTAAAGCGTGCGCGCAAGGACGGCGACGACAGCGAGCAGAACATCGCAACGGTCCGCGAAGCCTTCGAGAGTAAGTTCCGTAAGATGGCAGAGGCAGCAGCCGCAAGTCGTGCCAAGGCCGCAAGCAAGCTCGACCTTAGCGACTTGGATATCTAACCTGCACGACCCCGTCGGCACCTACCAGCCCCCGCCCAGCAAGCGGGGGTTTTTCTTTGAGTAGAGCAGATGCCAAGGCTGCATGGCCGGGGAACGAGATATGCCATTGGCGCGCTGCAGAAATCTTTGTCAGCTACGGCTAACAAGGCTTGCACGACTAGCAAGGCAGACACGAATTGGAGGCATACCCATACAGCTGAGCGCACGTATGACAGACTTTGAGCGCCTGACCGATTGCGCGTGTGTTACATTCCGTTCGCCGAAATGTGGTACATAGCCAATGCTTCAGGCTGCACGACTATACGTAGGCTCCTCAACGTGTGAGTGGCAATCTGGGTGTATTACCTACTCTACTCTTTAAATTTTTTTTTTTTCTGAAGGTAGGGAGTAGGGGAATGGAGCATCGGACATAGCACTGGAGCGTCAGTGGGTATGTAACACATACGTCCAACTGCACGGGTGGCCCTCCAATTCGTTTATGCCATACTTGCTATCTTACCCATGCAAGCAATAGGAGCGCACCATGTCTTTACCTCCCCAACTAACCCTTTACGCTCAGCGCCTGCAACCCTTGCTGCCTGCCTTTCTAGAGGACCTAGCTGCAGACGCCCTCTACACGCCAGTCGGCCATCCTACACGGCGCAGGGGCAAAGTGCAGCAGCTAGCCGCAATCGTGGGACTCAATGATCCCATCAGCCTCCGCACAGTTAACAGGCTCATAGACATGCTGCTGCCTGAAGCTGAAGCAGTGCGCGAGGACATGACGTGGAGTCAGCTGCTCGTGCTGCTCAATAGTATGCACAAGGAAACAACCAAAGAGCGCAAGACCAAGGCTAAAGAGCGGCCGCCCAAGAGCACACCTCGCGGGCCGCGTGGAGCCTATAAGCCTCGCCTTGGCACTCTTATCAAACAGGCGCGTCAGCTGCCGCAAATCGGCACAGGCGTGCAATACGCACAAGGCCCAGTCAAGCTGCCGCCAATCACAGACGAGCAACCAACAGTTGACTATGCTGCAGGCATGAAGCTCTACGGAGTCAAGAACAGCATGACGGCTGAGGAGACGCAAGCCGAGCTTGAGAAGGCGCGGCTTGAGAAAGAGGCTTTGGAAGCGCAAGCCGGAACCAGCATGTTCGGGTAACGCTTGCAACACGCGCGGCCAGGCATCTACCGCACTTGACTCCTGGCCGCGAATGTGTATGCTGATGAGGCAACGCAACGAAAGACAAAGCAATGACGCATCGAGTAACCGTTCCCGACGAGGCAGTCGCAGTCATCCTCAGCCGCGACGCAGCACACGCGCTTAACAGCCTTCTCTGCTCGCTGTCGGTCGGCAGTCGCAAGAACAAGACAGGTCGCGTGCAAGTCAGCATTGGACAAAGCGATCGCCTCGCAATCGGCGAGTTCGTCACTGAGTACGGCAACGCTTGCACCGAGAGCAACCATGACCGCAGCTAACCCATTTCGCGACCCAGCCACAGCCGCACCACCCAGCGCAGTCGAGGGCACGCAGCTCACACCCGCTGACCATGAGTTCAACATTGGCTGGGAAAATCCGCCGATCCCCGCAGCCGCTGGCTGGTACTGGGCAGACAACTATGGCGAGCTCAGCCTCAGCGGCCCCTACAACACCTTACAAGCTGCATACGATGATGCAGTGGAGACTCTGGACAATGACTAAGCTCATTAGCTGCATAGTCACAAGCGAGTCTGGCGACCAACTCCGCGTCGCGGACTTCGGCGACGAGCGTGTGTTCATGGACATAAGCTGCGTAGACATCGACGATCGTGCCAGCATCGACCTGCCCAAAAGCAGCGTGCGCGCCCTCGCAGCTTTCCTCAACGACTTCCTCGAAAGGCATCCCGACAATGGCTAAGCCTCAGCTGCCCAACATTGAGCAGGTCTTCACCCTGTTTCAAAACTTTCAAAGCGCGCAAGCGATGGTCATGCGCACTCGCACTCCCGGTCAGTGGACTGCCGGTATGGCTGAGCAGCGTGACATAGTCAAGCAGCAGTTCGAGGCTATCGGTCTCGCACAGCACATCGACTGGAGTGACCCAGCATGACTAAGCCTCGCTACACCATCCAGCCCCAACGCTACGGCGAAAACGGCTGGGCCTTCTGCTCGCCCTTCCGCGCCACCGCGCACGCAGTCGTCAACGCTGGCAGCGGCAAGGTGCTCTTCCGGTACGAAACCATTCGAGCAGCCAAGGAGCAGCTAGCCCGCCTTAACAGGCTCAGCCGCCGAGCGCCACACCTGCTGCCACAGCCCGGCACGCGCTTAGACATGCCGCGCAGCGAGCAGCCCATCGCACGCAGCCTCACCCGCGCAGAGTACGCCAAGCTGAAAGGACTAGACGCATGAGCACGCAGCAGCCTCATACGCGCACCATTATCGCCGAAGACAACTGGCGCTTTGACGATACAGATAGTATCGAAGCCTTAATCGAGGCAGGCTTTCGCGCCACTTTTGGCTCACGCTTTCCACATCACGCTAAAGTGCGAGTCGTGCTCACGACCGATAGCCAGAACCCTGAGGTAGACATTCACGTCACTACAACTGAAAGGCAAACACTGTGAAAGAGCTGAGCATTAGCAACATCGCCGCAGCCGCAGAAGCTGCCTTCGTACATTTCGAGGCGAAGCCTGAAACATGGATCTGCGGCAGCATGAGCAGCTACGACCCAGCTACCCCGCACCTCCATTGCTTTGCAGGGCAAATGGCCGCAGAGCTGGGTGCAACAACTGCGGGCCAGATAGCTGCCATCGGCTATCAGCTGGACGAGTTCTGCGATGACAACCTTAGCGTTTACATCTCGCGCGTCAACGACGGCATGTCCCCAGCCGGCAGTCGCACCGCACATTGGCTCAACGTGCAAGCAGCCATCTGGCAGCACATCGTTGCCCCCTTGCAGAAGCTGGCAAAGTGAGCCCCGCCATGCACACTAAGCTGCCCACCAGCCTACAGGGCATCATCGACGTGATCGAGCGCGATTTCCCCGGCTGCGAATGGCTAGTGAGCAACTGCGCCAACCACTGCGGTCAGCATGTAGCAGGCATCAGGCAGGTGCAGAGCATCGGCCACAGCATCGACCTTGCAACAGGCGAAACCCGCGAGCTCGGTCGAGTGCTGTGGGAAGCCAATGCGCACGCAGCTGGCCCGTATCACGCGCTTGTTGGCTGCTACGCGGAAGCCCTGGAGAAGTTCGATAGCTAACCGAGCATGGCTCGCAGCTTGGGGTGGCCTATGCACGCTGGCCGCCATCAGTTACTGCGTCCCTGACCCCAACGCAGAGATCGAGATCAGCTCGCCGCGTGTGCTCGACGGCGACACCTTCGAGCAAGCCGGGCAACGCTATCGGCTGGCACGCGTCGATGCACCCGAGCTTCCAGGCCACTGCCGTCCAGGCCGTGCATGCGTCCCCGGCGATCCCTGGGCAGCACAGGTTGAGCTACAAAAGCTGTTGGCTCAACGCGCCACTTGCCTTCTGGGCCGCCGGGACTACTATAACCGAGTGCTGGTGGAATGCCGCACGCGCGATGATCAGAACATAGGCGACGCCCTGCTGACAGGCGGCTATGTGCAACTATATAAAAGGAGCAAGTAAGATGGCACATGAGCTTGAACAGGTCTCACAAGACCTAGCGCAGATGTTTTTGGATAAGCGCATCAGCGAGCCTACAGATTTTCAGGCGTCACAGACAGTCACGCTGCACAGTATCGCCATCAGCCTCAAGCGCATCGCCGACGTGCTGGACAATCAGCTTAACCAGCGTGCTGGTCCCCATAACATCCACGACATCCTGCAGCAAATTGGAGCAAACGGACAATGACCCCGACCCCCGAGCAGCAAGCAATCTTCGCAGCCTGCAAAAACACCGACTCGCATCTCATCGTGGACGCCAAGGCCGGCAGCGGTAAGACGACTACGCTCATCGAAGCCCTGCCCCTGTTGCGCGGCAGCATCAGCCTCCAGGCGTTCAACAAAAGCATAGCTGAGGAGCTAAAGGCGCGCGTCTCGCAGCTCGGCATCATGACCTTCTCGCGCACCAGCGTCTCGACTGTGCACGCTCACGGCCTCAACAGCTTCCGCATGGCCCAGCGGAAACCTGTGGTGCAAGGCGGCAAGCTCAGCTTCATGATGAAGGACCAGATGAGCAACTACCCGGATCATGATCCAGTGCGCAAGAACTCGCGGCACATCACGCGGCTCGTAGGCATGGCCAAGGCTGCAGGCTTTGGCCTGGGCAAGCAGCTGAACACGCCGCAAAAGTATCCAGCTATCGATGACGCAAGCGAATGGCAGCTGCTCATCGATTGGTTCAACCTCGAGCTAGAGTTCGAGGGCCAGATCAGCTGCGAGCAGGTGATCGAAGAAGCCCAGGAGCTGCTGAAAGCTAGCAACCGGCGCGAGGCTATGATCGACTTCGACGACATGGTCTACCTGCCGCTGCTGCTCGGGCTCCCCATCAAACGCTACGACAACGTCCTCTTGGACGAAGCTCAGGACATCAACGCCACTCGGCGCGAGCTAGCCTTCCAGTCGCTGGCTCCTGGCGCGCGCATGATCGCAGTGGGCGATGCGCGTCAGGCCATCTACGGCTTCACCGGTGCGGCAGCTGACGGCATGACGCGCATCGCACAGCGGCTGGGCAGCGCAAAGCACCTGCCCCTTAGCATCTGCTGGCGCTGCGATGACGCGATCCTGGACGAGGCACGCAAGATCGTCCCAGGCATCCAGACCGCTCCGCATAAGCTGGGCAAGGGCCTTGTGCGCAGTATCCCGTTCCGTGCAGAAGCTGGTCAGCAGTACGCTGCAGCGGACTTCCTGGCAATGCCCAAGGCAGGCGACGCAATCCTGTGCCGCCTAAACAAGCCCAACGTCGCTGTCGCCCTTGGTCTCCTGCGACGTGGCACGCCAGCCAAGATCGAGGGGCGCGACATCGGCAAGAAGCTCTTGGACCACGCACGCAAGGCCACAGAAGCCTATGGCTTGCAGCCCCTAGGCGAGACTCGACTGGAGCTCGACGACTACAAAGCGCGGGAAATCTATAAGCTCATCCAACGCGAGCGCGAAAGTGCAGCCGCTCTACTTAACGACGAGGTCGAGGCCTGTCAGCTGCTCATCGACCGCGTGCTAGAAACCATGCCCACCAAGATCAGCGGCGAATGGCCTCAGCTGGAAGCTCTCGTCAACGAGCTCTTTGGCGACGACATCTCGCCGCGCAGCACCGTGACGCTCTCAAGCGTCCATAAGGCCAAGGGCCGCGAGTGGCCCCGCGTCTTCCTTCTCGGCCGCAGCGACTACATGCCATTCTTCAAGGCCGAGCTGCAATGGGAGATCGAGCAGGAAATGAACCTGATCTATGTCGCTATCACGCGCGCAGAGAAGGAGCTGGTGTATGTGACTGGCGTGGCCAGTGCGCTGGACAAGGGACTGCATCGTGAGGCTGCGTTGGCAGCGCCAGTCGTCATCGACCCTCTTAACCTCGCGGCCGATCGCGATATGCTCGAAGCATCTTACGATTGACAGGTTGGGGCGGGTGTGCCATGTATTACATTCCGTCGAACGGAACGTGGTACACCCGCCACGCCACAGCATCTGAAAGGCAAACACATGGCACAGGCATTTTGGGACCTAGAGCGCGAAGACGCTGACGGCGATAGCAGCACCGTCGAGCTATTCATCAACTACACAGTCCACCATGACGGCTATATCGAGATCAACAGCGTGTCCACCGAGGACGGCGACGAGCCTACGCTTACGCCTCTCGAGGAGTCCAAGCTGATGGACTACCTCAAGGATACGCAAGCCCCTTTCGCAGACTGACCTCATCCCATGCAAGGAGCATCTAGCATGACCACGTTCGACCCCACGCAGCTGAGCGACGAGCAGCTTGTCGCAGCCGCCAATGAATACATCCAGCGCACCGTCAAGCGCATGCGCGAGCTAGGTATGGATGATACAATGTACTTCAGCATCTCTAACTATGTTTGGAAGCATGAGGACAAGTACACTATCAATCATCAGCTACATTACAAACCTAACGGCGGCAAGGAGTTGCAGCTTGAAGGGGGCAACCTCTTTCAGCTGGTCAACAAGCATGCAGCCATCCTCGATCTGCCTATCGACCCGCCGCATGCTGTGGCCCCCATGCTTCCCGCACCTCCACCGCCTAGCGAGCCCGACAGCGGCTATGCTGAATTCACAGAAGTCGACGACGAGGATGACGTGCCTTTCTAGGCGTCCCCGTTAAGTAATACATGCTGGGGCATAGGCTATAGCTCCTATGCCCCGGCTGCGCTATCTTAGCCTTGCAGCGCCTTTGCTGCACAGCAACAAGGACTCCCATGTCATGGCCGACAAAGCGCCCACCACCTCGACCCCCACGCCTTCTGCTTCCACTGTCACGCCCGCGATCGAGGGCCTCAAGCTCGATCCGCTTGCCGTGCGCGAGCAGGAGGCGGGCACCCGCCGAGCCGATGGCGGCGGCACGCTCCAGTACGAGCCGAAGCCGGAAGACTATCCCGCAGCCGCGAAGATCACGCCCCCGGCCGAGCAGCTCAACGGCAGCCTGTCGCAGGCTGTCAGCCAGGCAAGCGACAGCAAGCTCAGCGCACAGCTGGGCACTGCCGCTGAAGAGGCACAGGCGACGATCGACGCTGCCATCGAGGCTACTGACAAGCGTTTCGAACAGGAGCGCAAGGCTAAGGTAGCCGCACAGCTCGCGAGCTAAACTCGCGCCTTCTCTCGCCAGAGGTACCAACCTATGTTCTCTCCTGACACCACCGTGGGCTTGGTGATGCTGCTAGCGTTTAGCTTGCTTATCCTTGCTCACCTCGTCAAGCGTCCGCGCACATGAGCAAGCCCAGCAGCAAACCCTGGCCGAAGCCCTATGTGCTCAGCCTCTACACCGCAGCCGTCGAACACGGCTATATCTGGGCCAAGCCCATTGCCGAAGCTGACGCCCTGTCGCTGCGGCAGAGCTTCTATCGCATGCAGCGCAAGGACAGCAGCGAACTGCTCACGCCTGAGATGTTCATGGTCGTCGTCGGCGACTGGGAGCCGGGCGATGGCAGCGGTCAGCTGCCCTTCATCTACAGCGCGCTGCCCGATGGCAACAGCCTTCCCAGCATCGTAGCAGCTTCCGGCCAGCAGCAGTCCATGCGCCCGCTACCTGCACCGCCGATCGACTTTCCCGACCAGCTGCTGCCCAGCGTACAAGCCGAGCCAGCTGAGCTAGACATCCCGGACATCAGCAGCTATGTCTCGCGCATGCGGGCCAACGTGGAGCAAGCGGATGACTAACCCGCACCTCGAGCACGAGCAGCAGCTGCGAGCGGACTTTGAGGCGCTCGGCCCGCATATGGAAGAGATGTACAAGCGCGCAGCCAGCATGGTCTTTCCCTCTACCCCACAGCTATGGAAGCTCAGCAGTGGTCCTTGGTCTGCCATTGTCATGCAGGTCATGGTATGGATGGAGCGCGAAGTTGATTGCAACGATCAAGCCTATGAAGTATTGCAGTTTCAAGAGCGCATCCGAGCATACTGGGACAGCATCTCGGCCGATGCCAAGGCCAACACCAGCTACCAGCTTAGTGGCGACAACAAACAGCGTGCTGCCGCTACCCGCAAACTCATAGATGAACTGGACCTAGAGCTATGATCCGTGTTGTTGTCGAGTCGCCCTGCTCCGGCATGTGGGAGCGTAACCAAGATTACCTCAAGCGCTGCTTGCAAGACTGCATTGAGCGCGGTGAAGCCCCCATTGCCTCGCACGGCTTGCTAGCCTTCAGCAATGTGCTGGATGATTACAACAACGCTGAGCGTCAGAAGGGTATGGAAGCAGGCTGGGCTTGGCTACCAGTCGCTAACAAGCTGGTTGCCTACCTGGACTATGGCATCAGCGACGGCATGGCTCTCGGCGCAGCACAGGCAGACAAGCTGGGCATCCCCGTCGAAGTGCGGCACATCGGCCCCAACCCCGAACCGATTGCAAAATAAACAGGCCCAGACGAATAAACATGTTGCAAAAGCGTATTGCTTGCCCTACACCATTCTAGTCATCACCGAATGGGCAACCCCGCCCCACCAACCTAAGGAGCATGACACATGGACGTTTCCAACTCCCCGCGCACCGAGCGCACGATCAACGGTTTCAAGGTTCAGGTCGCAGCACCCTATGCCGAGGGCCAGCCGCTGACCGCCGCGATGGCTGCGATGCTCAACCAGACCTTCGCCGAGAACATCAGCAACAACACCCGCGCGCAGCTCAAGGCTGGCTTCGTTGCCAGCGAGGGTGCCGAGGCGACGCCCTACACTGACGAGACTGCACAGGCGCTCATCGACAAGTACGTCGCAGAATACGAGCCCGGCGTTCGTCGTGGCGGCGGCGGCGAAGCTCGCGTCACCGATCCGATCGAGCGCGAAGCCCGCAAGATCGCCAGCACCGCGGCCCTTGACATCCTGAAGCAGCGCGGCCTGAAGCGCAACGAGGTCAACTTCTCGGAGCTGGTCGACAAGGTGTTCGCGAAGAACACGGACAAGCTGATGGCCGAGGGCAAGAAGATCGTCAAGGCGCAGGAAGCCGCCAAGAAGGCGACCAGCGCAGACAACGGCTTCGACCTGGGCGACATCGACGTCACCAGCAAGCCCGCCGAAGCGCCGGCCGAGGCGACCGTCTAACGGCACAAGGGCAGGGGAGCTGGCCGCACAAGCCCTCCCCCGCTTTGATGGCAGCAGCTAGGGGTTATTTGCCTTTCACCTAGTTGCTGCCTTCCAAGCGATCTTGCACCCAGTCATTCCCTGGTCCCCACCGCATGACTGGCTGGGTGCAAGACAGAAAGGAGCACCATATGCCTAAACTTCAGGCTGGCCCCCACTTCGATGCAGTCGCCGTGCTTCAAGTCGTCGGCGAGCAGGAGACTGGGCTGCAAGTCAGCACCAATAATCCTGAGCGGTTCCGCGCCATCCTCTACGAGACCATGCGCGCGCATCCACTCTTGCGCTGCTTCATCTACGCATGGCCTAGGACGACTAACCGCTTCGCCCTCTTGCGCAAGCAAATCCCCGGTGCCGCCCAGCTACAGGAGCCAAGCGATGGCAACCTCTAACGCCGACACATGCCACACGATCCGCTTGCCAGCCGGCATGGCAGATCAAATACGCATTGCCAGCGGTCAGCCGCTTAGCAAGCTGCTGCGCTACATGTGCCGCCAATACCTGCAGCTTGAGACCAACAAGCGGGCACAGGCTGCCGGCCGCATGGCCCTGACCCCCAGCGAGCAGCTGGAGGCAGACATCGCGGACATCAAGCTGCCGGGAGAAGAAGCATGAGAAATCTGTGGCACAAGTGGCTCGCCTATCGGGCGGACTATCGGCGTTGGATGCAGCACGTCGGCATGGATCAAGAAGCATGAGCGATCAGATCAGAGAAGGCGGGGTAGAGATACCCGCCGGTATGAAGCTGGTGCCGATCGAGCCGACCGAGCAAATGTATTCCGCGGGCTACGACGCGACACGTCTTGCAGATGGCACGCCGCAGTTCGCGGACGCCGGGTTCTGCTTAGGCCACGCAGGCAACGTCTACCGCGCCATGCTCGCCGCCTACACCCCGACCCCTTCTCCCGAGATAGCCGAACAGCCGATGGGGGAGCATGAGGCGCAGACGGTTGAGCGCATACCGGGTGCGCCGGGTGAGCTTTACGGCAAGATCGGCGTGGCGATGTTCTGCGGCGATGCGGGCGGTTTGCGGATCGACCACAAGATCAACCTCGTCGGCAACGCGGCTTACGAGTTCTTCGCCCCCACCCCCAAGCCCGCCGGTTCTACGTCCGTAGCGGGGGAGCGGATAAGCGAGGTGGTGGGCCGGGTTCGCGACGCGGTTGCCGAGTTTATCGAGGTAGCGCGATTGCGAGGCGACAACGATCTGCCGCACCCGTGCGATGATCCGAAGCTGTGGACGGCACGCATGATCGACGCTTGGGGGGAATTGGAAGCAATCGCCGACGAAGACCCGCTCGCAGCCCTCGCCACCAACGCGCCCGATGCCGCCAAGCGGGAGAGGCTGTGATGGCGGTCAACGATATCGCTGACGACGAGCTTTTGCGACGTGCGGTAGCGGCTCAGCAGCGAGGCAGCGGGCGTGGAAAGGTCCCGCTGTGGGCGAAGGTGTCAGCCACCTTTTCTCTTGGGTCGACTTATTCGGCGCAGCTTTGTCGGCGGTTTGGTTTTGATCCCAACAAACAGGTGAAATCATGACCGATCCAGCCAATGCCGCGAGCCGTGAAGCGCGGGCAGCGATCGACCGTGCAGCACGCTTCGCCAAGGGCCTTAACACGACACCCGAGGAACACGACGACATCATGGTCGCGGTTGACCTTGCGCGCGCGGCCCTCGCCGACGAAGCCGCCAGCCAGTCGCGGGAGGGGGCGTGCCGTAGCGAAATCGCAAAAGCAATTTGCGAGGCGATGGGCGACGATCCCGCGCGGGAGGGGCCGTAGCAAGACTGGTTTGGCGGTAGCTTATATGCCGTCGCAGCCGATCGCGTTCTAGCCCTCCACGACACAGCCCCGGCCGATCAGGCGCAGGAGACCACAGATGACTGACAACCTTCCCTCCATCACCGAACTGGCTTCCGAGCCCCTGCCCGACTTCGCCCCCGTCGACGCCTACGAGCTGCTCAGCAAGCCGACGCTCGAACTCACGGACACCGAGGTCGACATCGTGATCCACGACCTCCGCCAGCGCCGTGCGCGTTGGGTCAACAGCGGTCAGAAGGCGCCGGACAAACCCAAGGCTGCGAAGGCTAAAGCGGCCAAAGAGAAGCCGACGGATGCCCTCCGTGCTGCAGCAACGCAGAGCTTGCTCGCCGACCTGAACCTGGACCTTTAGCATGAGCATGGACCATGTACTGCCGGCCAGCGCTGCGCAGCCTGACTCGCAGTTCCTCCCCAGCACCAAGGTACAGTACGCCTGGGACAGCGTGTCACTGACCAACATCCTTGCCTGTCCGCGCCGCTACAAGTACAGCATCATCGAGGGCTATGTGCCAAAGGCTCCCGCCTTTGCCATTGCGCTGGTCTTCGGCATATTGTTCCACAAAGGACTGGAGTTCTATCATGTGGCCAGGGCTAAGGGTGCTGATCACGACGAGGCTATTAAGCTGGCTGTGACGCAAGTCGCTGCTCTCCCGGCCACCGTCACTCTCCCCACGGACGATGACGTGGACGAGATGGCGGCTGCGCATGATCCTGACGAGGACTCCCCGATCACGTTGCGTAACTCTAAGGTTCGGACGCGATATTATCTGTTTCGTGCTTTGGTATGGTACATGGAGCATTACCGTGACGACCCTGTCACCACGCTCATCGGCGTCACCGGCTCCCCCGCCTGCGAGCTGAGCTTCCGCATCCCACTTGAGCTGCCGGGCATCGAGCATCCCATCTTGCTCTGCGGGCACATCGACCGAGGCGTTGAGTTTCAAGGAAGCCTTTATGCGAGCGACTACAAGACGAGCAAGGCTCTTGACCGCAGCTTCTTCGACAGCTTTGAGCTCAGCCACCAGATGTCCGGCTACATCGTCGCCGGTTCGGTTATCTTTGACAGACCCGTCTCAGGTGCTCTCATTGATGGAGTCGCGTTACAGGTGGGCGGCGTCAAACTGGGGCGCGCTACTACGCGGCGAACTCCCGGACAGGTGGGTGAATACCTACGGACTCTCACCTACGCGGCGAAGCAAGCCAAGCAGCATCACGACGAAGACAACTATCCCATGAACACCTCAGCTTGCTTCTTCTGCGAGTTCAAGGAGGTGTGCAAGCAAGCGCCAGAGTACAGGCAGCGCACTCTGGAAATGCTCTATGAACGCAAGCGCGGCTGGAACCCACTGGAGAACAGATGATGTTGTTCGCAGCTTATGGGCTCGACATTCGAGACTTTCACGACAACATCACCCAGGAAGATTTAGAGCGCTCAGGATATGGGCAAGACTATGACTACTGGGAAGATGTTAGGCAATCCGAGACGAAGGCTGCCGCCCGGATATATAACCCGCAGCCAAAGGAATATCACATGGCAGATGCACAGCAGGAAAACACTTATCTCGTCAACGAGCTGAACACCAAGGACGATCCCTTCGAGGTCGTTGCCGCCAAGGTCGAGCACAGCGAGCAGAGCGGCCGGATCATCTTCACCGATCTGGCTGGCGAGATCGTGGCCAGCTTCATCAATGCAACCTTCCGCAAGCTGCTCAAGTAGCAGTAAGCGCACTCTCGCCGGAGACCCAGCCTATGACTTCCCCTGCAATGCTCAAGGCGCTTGAGCTTCACACGCCCAAGGGCGAGCTGCCCGCTAACGCAGAGCCTGAGCAGATCGCTCTCTTCCGCCAGGCCAACCAGCTGCGCGCTTCGCTGCTCGACGACAGCTGGCCTAAGAAGGTCGCAGCCTTCCGCCGCCTCTATCTGCTCAGCGAGCACAACAATCCCAGCCCTGCCGTACTCAGCACCTCGCGCCAAATGCTACATCGCGCCATGCTCGATGAGGAGCGTGACGAGACCTTCTATGCTGCGGGCGCGGGCGATCTGAGTGGCACGGTTGACGGGTTGCTTGACTTGATCTATGTTGCCCTTGGTTGGCTGCTGGAGCTTGGCTTCACGCCGCAGCAGATCGACTTGCTCATGGAAGAGGTCCACGCCAGCAACATGACGAAGACTGACGACCACGGCGCGCCTGTGTTCGACACCAACGGCAAGGTGCTCAAGGGCGACAACTATGTGCGCGAGTCGCTACTCAAGATGGTTGCAGCCTTCAGCGTTGGCTTGAGTGTGGGGGACATCGAGCATGGATGAGGACGAGCTTCGCACGCTGGTTGGGCGTTTAATCCCAGACGCAGTCATCTTCGCCGAAAAGGTGGAGCATGTTGAAGATTTACGCCGTCGAGCATTGGACATTCTTCGTCCGCTGCTTGGCGCCGCTTAGAAGGAACTTCCCTTTGCCAACCCTTGACCAGCACCCCAGCAACGACATCGTAAAGCTCATGAACTGCGCTGACTCCGGTGCAGGTAAGAGCGGCGCATTGGCTTCCCTGCTCGACGAAGGCCTACAGGTCCGTGTCTTGGACTTCGACAACGGCCTGTCCACAGTGGCAGGCTATGTCAAGGACAAGAGCAAGCTCAAGAACCTGACCTATGTCACCCTGCAGGACAAACTCAAGCTCACCGGCAGTATCGTGGGTATCCAGAAAGCCTCCGCCTTCCAGCGCGGCATGGATGCTCTCGACGGCAAGGCAGATGCTTGGGACGGCATCACGCTGCCAGCCGTCACAGAGTGGACACCCGAGCACGTGCTTGTGCTCGACACGCTTTCGATGGCTGGCCGTGCCAGCTTGCAGATGGTCATGCAGATGAACGGTAAGGGCTTCTCGGCCCCCGAGCTTCAGCACTATGGCACGGCTATGGAGAACATCGAGAAGTTGGTGGCGATCCTCACCAGCTCTGCCGTCAACTGCCACGTCATCATCAACACGCATCTGACCAGCGTGGAGGGTACGGCCAAGCTCTACCCCGAGGCGCTGGGCAGCAAGCTCGGCCCCAAGCTGGGCAAATATTTCGACAACATGATTACCCTCGGGGTCACTGGCGGCTCGCGCACGTTCAAGACGGTCAAGGACGGCCTGTTTGCGTGCAAGACCGCCAAGCCCCTGAAGGACACCTATCCCCTGGAGACTGGCCTCGCTAGCATCTTCAAGGATTTGACCGGCAAGCAGAAGCTAGTCTAAACCGATCTTGCGCAAGCAAGCTGCGCCACCGGACGCTTTCCGGCACATCTGTGCACCTGCACCTCTGCACCTGCACCTATTAAGAAAGCACCTATCATGGGTATTTTTGACGATCTCGCCAACACCAAGCTCAACGACGTCGAGCGCCCGAAGAACATTCCCGAGGGCCACTATCTGGCGATGTTCGGCGGCATGTGGGCCGAGAACAAGGCGAAGACTGGCAACGTCAGCGCACGTTTCCCCTTGCGTCTCGTAGCGCCGCAGGACGATGTGGACGCCGAGGAGCTAGCCCAGGCTGGCGGCTTGCCGGCTCAGGACAAGCAGAAGTACACGTTCGACTTCTGGCTGAGCCCTGAGAGCCTCTATCGCTTCACCGAGTTCGCCAAGGCGATGGGCGTGCCGGACAGCATGAACCTCGTCGAGGCGCTCGAGCATGTCGGCACCAGCGGTGACACCTTCGTCATCACTGTCAAGCACCGGCCTGACCCGAGGAACCCCGAGAACGTCTATCTGGACTTCTCGCAGCCGGTGCCTGAGGCGAACTAACTTGGCCTGGGCCGCAAGGCCCTAGCTACCGGAGGCAGGGGATGCCTATCATGCCCCTGCCCGAGGATAGCTACTAAGGAGCCTTTTGCATGTCGCATGATTTCCCCGTTCGTCTGTGGCCGGTCGCCGAGGTCCTGATCCCTGAAGCGCGGCAGCGCACCAAGGCTGAGGCGGATGCCTCGCTGGTCGCCAGCATTGAGCGCGATGGTCTGATCAACCCGATCCTTATCCATCAGGACGGAACCTTGGTCGCGGGCGAGCGCCGGCTGGACGCGCATCGCAAGCTGCAGCTGCCCAACATTCGCGTCACCATCATGGAGCAGCTACCGGCGGACACTGCCTTCCGCCTTGAGTTGGTCGAGAACCTAGCGCGCAAGCAGCTGCCTTGGCAAGACGAGGTTGCTGCGCTGGCAGCTTATCACAAGCTGCGCATGGAGACTGTCGGCCCAGCATGGACGCAGAAGGGCACGGCCAATGATCTGGGCGTCGGTGACAGTAAGATCAGCGAAGCCTTGCAGATCGCAGCACAGCTAGATGATGCGGACGTGCGGGCCTGTCCGACGCAGACCGGCGCGCTGAACCTTATCCGCGGGCGAGCCGAGCGCGCGCTGATTGCAGCCAAGAGTCGAGGGCTTGTAGTCTCGGCCTCTGTGATGGAAAGCCTTGTGCCCAGCCTTCCGGCTAACGCCACCAAGGAGGAGCGCACGAAGGCTATGCTCGACAGCATTGACCTGGGCGAAGACATTGAGCAAGTGGTCAGCGAAGCAGACAAAATCGACCAGCTGCTGGAAGCTGGGGCGGAAGCTATGGCTTTGCTCAATGCGGATCACGCCGCATCAGCCGTCAACGACTTGGTCATCAACGCAGACTTTCTGGAGTGGGCAAGTGAATATACTGGACCAAAATTTGACGTGCTGCACATCGACTTCCCTTACGGCAAGGGGTATAGCGGGAGTAACACTCGCAGGACAGGCTCCGCCCATATCAATCCTACCTACCTGGACGACCCGGATATATACTTCCAGCTGGTCGACGGTCTCATGGCGGTACAAGATAACGTGGCCTTTCCTGCCGCCCATTGCATATTCTGGTTTGACATGCAATACTACCAATGGACTGTTGATCGCTTCACAGCATCAGGATGGAGTTTGGTTCAGCCTTACCCTCTCCTCTGGACTAAGGGTTATACCGGCGTGGCTGCAGATACCCGACGCCGCCCTCGTCACTGCTATGAGACTGCCCTCATGTTCGCTCGCGGAGACCGCAAGATCAGCAAGCTGCAGAACGATCACGTCGAGTGCGCGCTCGAAGACACCAAGCTCCACATTAGTCAGAAGCCGGTTGCTATGCTCAAGCATTTCCTCCAGCTGGTGGTCGATGAGCACACGGCAATCCTGGACCCCACGTGTGGCTCTGGTAGCGCCTTGGCAGCTGCGATACAGCTCAAAGCCGCTCGCGTATTGGGTATCGAGCTAGACGCGAACAATGCGGAAGTCGCTCGCTTTCTGATCCAGCGTAAGGGGCAAGCAGATGCAGCGTGATGCCATCAACCCCTCGCACTACCGAGACCATCCATCAGGTGTCGAGTGCATAACCATTACGGAGCACATGGGCTTCCTGCTTGGCAACGCTGTGAAGTACATCTGGCGTGCTGGGCAGAAAGGAGATTACATCGAGGACCTCAAGAAGGCTCGATGGTATCTCGACCGTGAGATCAGCAACGTAGAAAAGAAGCGAGCAGAACATGCCCCCATCTCTTCCCTGGCCGATGTACAGTCCCGCAGAGAACAGCTCTGGACCCAAACTTGTGCTGCTTGGCGAAGCGCCTGGAGAAGATGAAGACAAGGCTGGCGTTCCCTTCGTGGGCGCCAGCGGTCGGTTGCTCAAGCGTGACCTGATGCCCAGCGCTGGGCTGGACCCCTCTGATTGGCACATGCTCAATGTCTTTACGTCTCGTCCCCCCAACAACGACCTCAAGCTCTGGACGGCCAACAAGACTGAGCTCAAAAAGCTGGGTCAAGTCCCGCAGGGCGATCCTCTCAACAAGCGGTTCCTGTTGGCTGAGCATCGCCACCATCTTGCAGAGCTCGACGCACGCTTACGACAGCTTGCGCCTGACCTTATTCTCTGCCTTGGGGGTACTGCGCTCTGGGCCATTAGCGGTGATGGCGCAATTGGCACTCACAGGGGTACGTTCTTTCGGTCCAGATACGGTCTGGCTATCGCAACCTACCACCCCGCTGCAATACTTCGTCAATGGAGCAACAAACCTGTCGCATGGGCAGATATGCGAAAAGTGGCTGCGCATCTAGACGGCACGCTAACGCCGCCCCTGCGCCGGCGGTTCTATGTCAACCCAAGCTGGCAGGAGATTGCAGAGGTCTATAGCATCTTTGCGGCCAATCCCAGCTGGATGCTGGGTGTCGACATTGAGACCTGCCCAGGCATCGACCAGATCACCACCATCAGCTTCTGCACTCCGACGCTCGGCATCTGCATCCCGATTTGGGACAAGAACAACGTCAGCGGGGGACACAACTATTGGGCCACTGTGAGCGACGAACGCAAGGCTTGGCGCTGGATCAACCGCTTCGCACAGCTGGCTAATCCCAAGGTTCTGCAAAATGGGCTGTACGATAGCCAGTACCTACTGGACGCACCTATTGACATTCGTCTCAGACATTGGCAAGATGACGACGCGATTTTGCATCACGCTCTGCAGCCCGAGTTGCAGAAGTCGCTGGGGTTCCTATCTAGCATCTACCTGAATGAGCCAAGCTGGAAGCAGATGAGAACCTCAAACAAGGACGCGAAAGCGGACGAATAGGAGCACAGGGGGCACATGCCTTACATCGAAATAGAGGGTGAAATCCCCCAAGGTCTCGACAGCTATACAAACTATCAGGTTTATAATTGTCTAGACTCGGCTATCACCGCACAACTTCTTCCTGTCCTTAAAAGCAATCTCAACGCTGCAACCGCCACGGTCTACAACCGTGAGATGCGGGTGCTGGCGCTGTGCCTTGAGATGTCCACGAAAGGATTTCCCGTTGACCAGATGTGCCTGTCCAGTTTGCTGTTTGATCTCCAGCGGGATGCTGCCCGAGCGCTTGCTGTCTTACATAGGCTCTGTGCCGCAGTCGACTTCCGACCGATTAATCCACGAAGCAGTGTCGACGTTCCTGATCTCTTCTACCGCCACTTGGCCTTGCCTGAGATTTGGGAGTTCGACCGGAAGACAAACCAGCGCAAGCTCAGCGCTGACATCAAAGCCCTAGAGAAGCTGCAGCATAACTATCCCATTGCTCGCCCGTTCGTGAACGCGATCATCAGCTATCGCGAGAGCAGCAAGATGGCCAGTGTCTTCAGCCGCGGGCTAGAGCCTGTGACGGGTAACTTGCGCTGCAACTTCAGCCCGAGCGGCACAGAGACCGGCCGCTTGAGCAGCCAACAAAACCCCTACCAGCGAGGCACCAATGGGCAGAACATTACGGACCGCATCCGGCAAGTTGTTACCGCCCCTCCCGGCTTTGCCATACTCAACTTCGACCTTAAAACAGCTGAGTCGGTTGCCGTGGGCTATATCTCTGGAGATCGAGCGTACATTGACGCTTGCGAAGGAGGCGACCTCCACACAGGGGTCTGTAAACTGGTGTGGCCTCACATGGACTGGACCGGAGATAGAAAGGTTGACAAAGCTATTGCAGAGTCACCTTTCTACCGTCATTTCAGCTATCGGGACCAAGCTAAGCGCGGGGGACACGGCAGCAACTATTATGGACAACCCTCAACAATTGCAGGAATTATCAACGTACCTACAAAGTTTGTTGAAGACTTTCAGCGAAACTACTTTGACGCCTTCCCCGGCATCCCTGAGTGGCACCTAAACGTTATCGCCCAGGTCCAACGCTTCGGCACCATTACCACGCAGCTCAAGCGTGAGCGGCGCTTTTGGGGCCGGCCTGATGACAAGGCCACATGGCGCGAGGCAATTGCGTTCGAGCCGCAATCTCTCGTCGGGGATATTATGAATGAAGGGCTCATCCAAGTCCAGCAGTGGATCAAGCAGCAGCTGCCCGAGGCAAAGACGCTGCTCGGCCGCGGCAAGCGCCTCCTCGAGTTTAACCCACGCGTCCCTGATCTTCGAGCGCAGATACATGATGCCGGGGTGTTCATCGTGCCCCTTGATGGTATTGCTGAGATCGCTCGAGAGCTGACGCAGCGCCTTCAGTATCCCATCCACTTCCCAGGCGTAGGCGACATGCTTATCAAGAACGACGTGCTGATCGGCAAGCGGTGGAACAAGGCTCACAAGGGCGAGACCCACAGGTTCCTGAAGCAAGGGCTCCGTGACTATGAGCCTGGTGACGACGTCAGCTGGTTGCGTGAAGCATGAGTGCAGCCCTAGGCCAAAGGCGGCTGCCCAACTTCCTGCACAGCTTCGTAGACTTCGCAGCAACTTATAGCACTACGCCGTTGTTCAGCAAATATGCCGCCCTATGGATGATCGGCACTGCTGTCACGCGCGCAGTGGGCATGAAGGCTCGTGGTAACGACCTGCACCCCAACTTCTTCTTCCAGCTTGTGGGCGGGCCAGGTACTGGCAAATCACAGGCGGTGAAGGCTACGCGCGAAATCCTCTTGCCGGCTACGAAGATGAGCCTTATTCCTGCGTCCATTACCCGCGCGGGACTTGAGGATTACATGAAGGGTAACGTGCAAACCAACAGGAAGAGCCCAGATGGCGGTATCATCATCAGCAATGAGTGCATTGGCCTCTCAGAGGAAATGCAAGGCATACTCCCAGATCAGGACCTCGGGCACCTTACGCTCTATAACATTCTGTATGACTTGCCCAATCTACACGTCGCTGTCACACGCACACACGGAGAGGTCAGGCTTGAGTCCCCTTATTGCAGCATCCTTACTGGCGCACAACCAGCCTTCCTCGCAACCACCATGCCCGAGCAAGCGTGGGGTATGGGATTTATGTCTCGTAGCGTTATGGTGTTTGACGTACCTCGTACTCGCACCAGCATGTTTCTTAATATCCAAGTTGACCACAAGCTCAAAGCGGACCTGATCCACGACCTGCGGATGATCCACAACTTGCACGGCTGGATGACCTGGACCAAGCAAGCAGTGGACCTGTATGACGAGTGGTATGTCAAGCACGGCGGGAATCCGATCCCTCAGGCTAAGCGACTGGCGATGGGCTACAACGCGCGTCGCGAGTTGCACATGGTCAAGCTGGCTATGGCGATGAGCATTGCACGCGGGAACGACCTCATCGTGCAGCTAGACGACGTGGCAGATGCCATCGAGCTGCTGCTGCTGACCGAGGACCGCATGCGCATGGTGTTCACGGAGATGTCGAACACTGGCAGCATGGTGGCGATCGAAGACATGCTGGACGTGGTGCGGGCCAATACAGCAGAGGGCGTGTTCACGGCCGAGGCAGTGCTTATTGAGATGGCAATGCAACGCTTTCCCTCCACGCAGGTCCATCATGTTATTGAGAACCTGGTGTCCTCTCAGGCCCTCAAGGTGCATACAGGGCCTGGCTCTATCAATGCTCGGGGGATGCGGCAGTTCTTGTCAGGGAACAAAGCCAGCCCAATGTAATACATTCCGTTAGACGAAATGTAACACACAGCTACTCGTCGAGCGCTGTGCTGCCGATCCCCACCCGAGCATATGGTTCCACCTTGCCTGCCTTGAAGCGGCTGAACAAGTCGCCCTTCTCTTCGCGCCGCGTCGTGGCAGCTGCTGACTTGATCACGCTGCTCACAGGCACCATCTTCATCACCGCCCTATCGAGCACGTTCTGCATTTCATCATAGTCATCATGCTGCATGGCATCAGCGTAGATTTTGCCCAGCGACTGCACCGTAGTCTTCGTAGCCTCCTGGTCCTTGTACAGCTCCCGAGCCGCTACTTGCTCGCGTTCGACTTCAAGCTGATTGAGTCCGAGTGCATGCAGTACGCGAGTACTTGGTCCGAGTCCGCGCACCTGCGGAGCCCCTGTTCCCATGGACTTAATGTAGTCACCTTCTGCGGCCGAAAACGCACGGAAGATTGCTCGTGGTGCAATGGCACCGAGTAGCTGATCGCGAACGTTTGGGTTCCTGAGCGCATTAACATCCCCTTCTCTGCCTATGTCCCATGCCGTGCCCACTGCCTTGCCCAGCTGCTTCATCTTCTCGAGGAACACAAAGTTCGTCAGCGAGCTTAGTTCGTTGCGCACGTCCGTGCCCGGTATGGTGCTGCTTGCCTGCAGGCTTGCGCCGAAGAACGCCGGCAGCCCGAAGTAGATTTCGTCCGCTGCCCCGCTCCAGTTTTCCTTCATCCACTGGAAGCTGCTGGGCGAGTCGCTGTTCCACTTGGCCAGTCCATCGGCCAGCCCCAGCAACGGCGTAGCGCCTAGGCCGCCGAGCGCCAACGCACTAGCCCCCTGCCACATGAACGGCCCCCACACGCCCTCGCGCATGCCGACCCCAGCATATTGCATCATCTGTCCGATGAAGTTGAACTGCCAGTTTTTGAACAAGCCGAAAGTGCTGCCCACAGGACCAGTAAATATTCTGCTGCGATCAACAACGCCATAACCATAGTTAGTAACATGGACACCACGCTGCATGAACCGATAGAGTTGATCACCCTCCAGTCCAAAGCCATGCTTCCCAGCACGATACATTGCAGCAGCAGAAACCATGCGGCTAAACTGCTCCGACTTCTCGGCCATGAAAGTCGACAGGTGCTTGATGCCATTCCACGCTCCTACCTCGAACTGCTCCTTGATGCTGCTGCCAGCGGCGCTATGCGGCCCAAGCCACTCGTCGACTTGGCTATGCTGCAGTGTGCCGTCTGTCGTGGCGCGCTCCAAAAACTGCTTTAGCTCCGGGCTTGCGTTGCGCAGATCGCTGACGCTTTGGCCCAGCACCTTGATCGGCGACAGGAACCCGCCAATGCCCCTTGGCTTGCCATCGCTGCCCATGCGCGGCAGCACATGATACCACGCTTCGATCTCCTTCGCAGGAGCCTTGTTCAGATACGCAAGCGCAGGCAGCACGGTTTGCAGAGGCTGCAACACGTTGAGCAAGGCAAACGTCGGGTTCGCGATCGCCAGGTTCCAGTTGTACATCAGCGCATTGGTGCCCTGTGCAATCCGCGTCGCCGCCTTGCCACCCAGCGCCGTACCGAAGATGGGCTCCAGTGCCTTGTTCAGTGCATTGGTGATCCCGCCCTCAATGCCCATGAACTGATTGCCCTTGCGCATCAGGTCATTGTACAGGTGCTTGTCAGTCTTGCCCAGGTTGAACGCCTCTTGGCCCCACCGCTGCTTCCACGTGTGGAACCCAGCAAAGCGTAGGAGCTTCCTATAGTGTTCTTCGCTCTGCTTGATAACATCGTCCAGCGTATACTCGTGTGTGTCGGCTGAGCCGCGCAAGCCAGTACGCTCCTTGCTCATGGCTGCCGGTGCTCGCACACTGCCGGGCACCCTGCCGCTCTTGGCCGCGTCGATCTTCCGCAGTGCGCTTTGCACGATGTCTTGCGTATCAGCGCCCTTGCCGATGCTTGCGCTGACCAAGTCGCTGATGTGCCCCAGCCCACCCTCGTCAAACTCTGCGGCTTGCTTCGCTCCCTTGGCGTACTCCTCGCCAATCTTCCACTGGTGCCCGCGAGCAGCTGCCTCGTCGATGACCGCTTGGGCTTCCTTCTGCGCCGCCGACCCATTCTTGCCAGCAGCCAGCCACTTCGTCTGCTCGCGCTCATCAACCACCTTGCTGAAGAAGTCGCCCTTGAACACGCGAGGCATGATGTACCCATCGAGCAGGCGGAAGCTGCCTTCCAGCTCGCTGTCCTTGAAGGCCGGCAACACCAGCTTCTCAAGCACGCTCGCATTAATATCCTGCAGCTCCTTGACGGCCGCAGTCGCAGAGGGGGACACGACCCCATCCGTCGTCAGCTTGGCAAGGTCATCCGCCGGAGTCTGCGTGTTGTTCGCCCGCACAACAAGCTGGCGCTCTTCTTTGCTCAGCTTATTCCACAGCTGGCTGATGGGCGTGAAGCCCTCATAGCCGCTGACGTAGTCCGTGCCGCCCATGACGCTGCGAGCCGGGCTGCCCTTAAACTCAGCCTTGCCCTTGATCAGCTTGCTAACGTACTCATCAGCCGTCTGAATGTTCCCACGCAGCATGCCGAAGAGGCGACCGAACACAGGGTTCTTGGCCTCCTTGAACATCGTAGGAGCAAAGATGTCGTGCAGCCCTGCCGCAGTGTCACGCAAGATTTTGCTATCTGCTAGACCCGTAGCTTCCCCCGCTGCTTTGCTCATCTTTGCAGCCATGGCGCTCACCCAGGTTTCCTTAGGCATAGTGCGCAGCGCAGCATAGTCTGTGTGCGTCATGCTATTGATCAGCAAGTCGGTGTTCTTGTTGAACACGTCACTGCGCAGGGTCGGCTGAAACGCCTCGCGGAACCTGGCCCAGTTGCTCACATTCGCTTCAGCTGCGCTGTGCGCCTTCGGAGCAAAGTACTGCGGCTTGTCCGTCTTCAGCAAAAGCCACTTATCGCCCTCAGCAATTTGCGCAGCACCGAACCGCTTGGGAGCAACAACAGAACCGTCAGCAGCAGTTGCCGCCGGACCCGCCTCAATGCGCTTGGCGACAACAAAAAGGCCACTGTCAGCTTCCCTTCCCATCAGTACGCCATCGTCAACATACTGCAGCGCGCTGCTCTCGTCTAGCGCCTTAGCCAGCGTACCAGCAGCCTTGTAGCTTCGCACCTCAAGTTCGCGCGGGTACTTGACCACAGCAGCCAAATCGTCGATGCTGGCAATATCAGGATGGTTGATCGCGCCGATGATCCGCTGCTGCCCGCCGGGATCAAGCGTGCGCAAGTTGGTCTCCGGCCCTTCCGTCAGTAACCGCTTGTTAAGCCCTGTCAGCGTCTCCTGCTCAGCGCGCTTGACATTGAACAAGCTGTTAACCAGCCGGTCACTCTCAGGATTACCGTTCTCCAGGTTGTGCACATAGCTGCTCTGCACGCCCTTGGTAATGTTGTCCGTGGGCCGCTCGAGTAAGACCTCTTGCGCCTTGCGCTGAATGAAGTCTGCCTTGTCCGCCCCGCCCTCAATCACGGCATCCGGCGTCTTTGCCATGCGCAGCTCGAACGTGGGCGCTAGGGCGGGCTCACTGCCGACGACTTTGCCCGCCTTGGGCAGCAGCTTGCCACCGGCCTTGAAATAGCCCCCTATGCCCCCGAACCCGCCCGCTAGGACGGTCGATAGGCCCACGTCCGCGAACAGATCGCCCCAGTTTTCTTGCGGTGCCGTAGCAAGCCCCACGCCCAACCGGCCTAGCTCGAAGGGCGCATACCGCACGGCTTCCCGCACAGCGCCTTGAGCAAAGCCTGCTTCCAGGCCCGTCTTGGCCACCACGCGCTCTAGGGCTGCAGCCGCTTTGGGCAGCGTGCTGAGCTTGAAAGCTGCCGTGTAGGGAATGATTACTGGCAGGATTTCGGAGGCAACACCGGCTATCGGGTTCTGCTCGCGAAACGTCTGCGCAGTCTCAGTCGGACTTTGCCCAACCATCTCGAACAGGCTGCTGCCAGCACTGGCGAGAAAGCCGCCAATGGGCCCAGCGTCTAGCTTGTACGGGTCTGGCTGATTAGCTGCTGCCGCTTTGTCTGCCCCATCCCAAAGCTGCTGCCACTTGTCAGCCATGTTACCTGTACTCCGTCCGAGTTGTGGTGCCGCGAGGGCCTACCGTTGTCGTCTGCTTCTGGTCGTTGCGCTGAGCGGCCACTCTTGCTGCTGTGGCTGCGCCGCCCGCGTTCATCAGCTGCTCGCGGAACTTGGGGTTTGTCAGCGCAGCGGCCGTCAAGCGCTCTGTCATCGCCCGCTGGTAGGCCTCAGGATAACCTGTAGTGCCTTCGCGCAGCCCCATCTGTCCCAAGCTGCTGACTACATCGGTTTGCAGAGCCTTGAACGCTTCGTCCTTGCCCTGGAACATGGCACTGACCCGACCTGTGCTGACCACATCACCGGCCACCGTAGCAGTACCCAGGACCATGCCGCCCGCACCAGCCTCAGGGTCCTGCTGCGCCATCTGAGCCGCTTGAGTCGCCGCCGTCACCACCAGCGAGTTGTGCAGCTGCGCCACATTCTGGCTGGCGCTGTTCGCTTGGCTTGCCATGCTCTCCATCACGCCAGCTCGTCGAGTAGCAAACACCGCTGACACTGCCCCGCTGATCGGCGTGCGAGTCGTAATCAGCTTATCGCCCTGCCTCCGCGTCGTAATCACGCTGTCGCCCTGCACGGTCAAATCATGCTCCTGGTTCCACTGGTCCGTGGCAACCTTGAAGTTGGTCAGCGCATACTGGTTCGCAGTCTGCGCATTGTGCGTCATAGTCTCTTGCAGGCTCTTGGCCTTGGTCATCTCATTATTGGCAACCGCCGAGTTGTACCTGACCATGTCGTCATCGAACTTGTCCTTGCGCGCACGCAGCTCATCGTTCGCACGCCCGACGCCTTGCATTGCTCCACCACCGACAGCCGCCAGCACCTTGCCCAGGCTGGCCCCGTCTTCCAGGTTGCTAAGCGCCGCGCCCAGCCCCTTGAACCACCCGTTACGGCGCGTCTCAAGCTCGTCCTTCTCAGCCATCTCATGTGGCTTGAGCTTCTCGAGCGCAGCGTCCACCTTCGAGAAATCAGTTGCAACTTCCATCTCAGGTGCTGCAAGCTCGGGCCGATCGCTGACATCTTGCACAAAGCTCTGCGGGCGCAAGGCAGCTGCCTCACCCCTGTTAAGCTCCCCGATAGCGGCTTGCCCCATACGAGGATCGAAGCCGGAAGCCAAGCCACCAGCCTCCTGCACGTCGCCCATCACCCGAGCAACATAGTCAGCCGTCTGGCTCCCATAATTCCTGGGGTCCGTGCCGCCAATATACTGTCTCACAGCCCCTTCCATGCTGCCTGTGCGCTGCATGCCTTCTTTCAGCAGCACTGCTGCGCCC